TTATTTTTTACTACCCTCCACGGCTTGGGGCGTAGATGGGGCAAAAGCCTTAGACGACGCACTCTTAGCCAGCATTTCCGATGCCATAGCTGCCAAAGGCAGTTGATCCTCCTTGATCCATTTGGCGTATCGGGTCTCCAAAGTCCTTACACTGCTGTGGCCCATTTGTCTGGCAATCCACTCTTTTGGCATGCCCAGGGTCAGCATTTGGCTGGCATATGTGTGCCGGCAATGTTTCGGCCCCCTGTACCTGACCTTGCACTTCCTCAGGTGGTGGGACAGAAAGCGGTCCCGCAGGGAGTTATCTGAAGGGAAGGGCTCACCGGTGTTGGTATTGATGAATACTGGCCGCCATTTCTCTTTCTTGACGGTTTTGTTGTCCGTCTGCACAACCTCGATCTCGATTGGAGGGAGCATCATGGTCAGCTCACGCTGGCGCTTCAGCGCCTCGATGGCCGGCTGGATCAGCTCAACGGTCCTTTCCCCGGATCTGGTTTTCGGTTTCTTGTATTCGTCCCTGACCCTGGCACGGCATACGTGCACCTCCCAGGTGTTCTGGTCTATGTCATCCCAACCCAAAGCGATCAGCTCGGATACGCGCAAGCCGCTCCAGATGTCGAATTCGATACAGTTCAGCTCACCGGTACGCCGGACCTTCCTGTTCACGATCTTGGCTATTTCGTCCCTTGTGAAGGGATCTGGCTCATCAATATGAATGGGCAGGTTCTCTATCTCCGGAACCTCGGTGATGATCCGGTCCTTGCGGGCGCGCTCAAATAACGCCCTGAAGATGATCAGTACCTCGTTGACAGTCTTGTTCTTCAGGTGTGCCAGGTCTGTGGCAATCCAGGTATCGATATCTGACTGCCTGATCTGCCTGAACTTGGCCTTACCCCAGTACGGCCGGATGTGAGTCTCAGCCTTGGACCGGTACCCGCGAAGCGTGCTGGTGGCCACTGAAGCCGCTTTAACGTGCAGATATTCATCCAGGGCTGCGCCAAGGGTTTTATCAGCTGAGGTGTTTGAGAACACCCTGGCACGTTTTGAGTCCGGGAAGTGTTCGCTGTAATCAAATACACCGCGCTCTATCTCATGAAGGATAGCCGTGCGCTTGCGCGCAGCGTAGGCCAGGTTGGCTTTGGTGACCTTGATCCCACGAAGCGTTTCGCGGCAGCGCTGGCCACGATACATAAACACGATCCTCAGAGAGTTACCCCTGATCTCTACTCCTTCAGGCAGCTCGTTCACCAGCCATCCACTCCTGAATCTTCTGAATGTTGTACGTGATACGTCCGTCAGGAGCTTTCTTCCAGTGGACGCCTTCCAGCCACACACCACGCTGGCGCTTCGCCTCGAGGGCCTTTTCCGTGTATCCGATGTCTCGAATGATGACGATCGACAATACCCAAACGGGAGGATTACGCATTGCCTTTACTCCTGTGGTTCATCCGTCACTGATTCTGTGACAGGTTGTTGCTCAATAACTTCGTGCTCCTGGCAGATCCGGATTCGCTCGTCTGCCCAGGCGTGTGCTTTCCGTAAAGCCTTTTCAATCGTCCTATTGGTTTCGAAGAATGGCATAAAAATCCTATGGCCAACGCAGCGGCCATCCGCTGCATAGACTTCAGCCCGCGCCCCGCCGAATCGGCCTTCTGTGATGATTTGTTTGCGATAAGTCATCGCTGTGATCTCCTGGATTCCTTCAATGCTCGTTTCGCAGCCGCTGCTGCAATTCGCAAGTCAGCTACCGCATCAACTAATGGGCCTAGCTCCGGCGGTAAATCTCTGGGGCTCCAACGATTGCGTACAGCGCTCTGTTCTCGGGTACGCAACATGAGATTAGTGATGACACAGTTCCGCCGATCGCCATCGCGGAAGACCACCATGAATCCATCAGGGATTGGACCAAAGTGTCGCTCCCATAGGTGGCGATGTAATAACTCCCATGAGTTTGGTTCCGCGACTTTGATTTTCAGGTATCGATCACCGCTGGTTTCTCGGATTGTGCCTACTGGCACCCAGGTGTGCGGGCGGTTGCCCTTTTTGAAGCTGGCGCGATTCGGTTTCATCAGGCCTTTGGTACCCGCATTCCAGGGGGCCTTCCCTTTATCGAAACGCCCAGTACGGCCGCAGGTGATTTTGTTGTTTTTTACAAAGGTCTTTACCTGGCTGACGGCCAGCGTGGTACCGAAATGCTGATTAAGCGCAGCGGTCAATTCCTTCACAGTCAGATCTTTGTATTTTTCACGGACGAAATCGATCTGTTCTGGTGTCATCAACCTGTATCGGCCCTTGGTAATCTGCCCGGTAATACGCCCGCACTTAATTCCGCGATTTTTAAACATCGACCTGACTTGAGCGATGCGCAAATCAACATTGAATTTGGCGCTGAGTATTGCTGTGGTTTCAATCAACGAGTGCTGCAGATAGGTTTGCTTTGCAAACTCGACAATTTCTGGAGTCCAGTTGAATTTAGCCATCAGTGCGGTGCTCCAAACCCAGCAGATGATCAGTTTTCTTATCCGGAGCCAGACTATTGCCCTCAGCCGCCAGTTGCTTTGCTTTCAGTACTATGCTGGCATTGTGGATAATTCGATCGGCAACACCGGCAATGGCCTGGGCGCGCTTGATCTCGGCTTCAAGAGATTCAGGAGTCTGCTGTTCATCGCCCAGTCTTTCGAGCTGAGCGAACAGATGATTGTTCAAGTCCACAAGTGACGATTTCATCTTTCTGAAATCTCCTTAGAGTTGTGGGTATTGCTCATGGGGGGCAGGTAGTCCCGATAATTCCAACCTAACGAGTGGTAAAGTCGCCTGGCCTCTTGGTGGCGTGGATTGTTCGTTAAGTACAGATCCAGAGCGCGGTAGATAGTTTCGGCTTCGAATACTGAAACCAGCAGCACAATGTCGTCCGACTGTATGTTCTGGCCGGTGCTTAAATTTGTAGTGACGAGCCTGGCCGTTTTCATGAATTTACCCCCGGGTGGGTGGGGATTTGCATCTGTCGCGCTGCCTCAATGCGGTCCAACCGTTCAATTTCCGCCAGTATCAATGCGCCTGCTTTGACTAGGTCGCGACGCGGTGTTGATGGTTTCCACCACTTTTTCCATGGCCACAGTCCAACAGGAATCCGGTAGCTGACACCTGATGCGCTCATGGCATAGCAGGCTGCAGCGCGTGCCAGCTCCCCCTCGTCTTGTTCGTTATCGCGTTCTGGTGTCCAGCCTTCAACCTCTATCTGACGCTGGCGCTCTGCCAGCACGTCTGCGGCAGCTTGTGTTGATATTTCTTGCAGTGCATTCATGCGTCGTCTCCTTTTGAAAGTTGTTGGTTGTTCCGCCCGTTAATTGAATGACGCCAGGTTCACCCTGTCTGCGAGATCATCAGCACGTGAAGACACGACTCTGGAAGCAATCACGCGCTCGCCGTCTTTCTGGATCGGCGTGAAAATTTCACGGGCGATTCGCATGGCGGAGGAGCGTGCACTTTCATGTCCTCGTGCCAGTACATGGATGGTTTTGGTTTTGACAATCCTGCGACTTCCAGCCTGGCGGTAGCCGACTACGACGGTGTAGGGCCAACGCATGTTCGGATCTGTACGAAGTGGATGATTTGGTGATAACGACTGAGTAATCTTCATGCCAATTCCTCCTGAGCTCTTTCCCACGCTGCATTTACACGCGCTGCTTCGTTGTCAGATCCTCCGCTGTCCGGATGCGCAGCACGAATAGCTTTCAGATAGGCCTGCTTGCACTCAGCCAGGCTGTCGCCGTGGTAATTGAGCACCTGGCGCCAATCATCTGCCGTAGGATTTGGTAGTGCTGTGTATCCCCTGAAGGCTGCTTTCACAAGGTTGATGCCACCATGGCGCAGCATGACGCGCTTGGCTTCGATGCAGTGATAAATTGCCTGCAGGTTGTCTTCGACTTTCAGGTATCGATCCACTGGAATACAGGTGCGCTCACCATCCCATGTGAAGTACACGGCAACGCCTGGCTCCTTTGGCCTCTGTTCGGTAAGGCTGTAATTGCTGCTGATCAGAATGTCATCCACCTTTTTGCCGGAGTCTTTGGCAAATGCGGACAGAGCTTTCTGTACATTGTTCAGAGCTTTGGCCAGCGAAGTGTCAAAGCGGCTGGATTCGCGAGTTTTTGTACGCGGAAAACCTTCTGGCCAGTGAAGCGGGTACGCATTTGCTCTATCGAAATTGCGGCTCATGCTGCCTCCACCATGATCAAACCAGACACAGCATTGACCACGTCATGCATCACGTCGTCGATGGGGCGCTCTGCATCAATGACGGCAATGCGACCTGGACGCTGGCGCTGGATCGCGCTGGCGCAGCTGCGGTAAATCTCGTGAGCTCTGTAGAAGAAGTCTCTGCCGGCATCATCAAATGCATCTGTCTTGCCTGCAGCACGGCGGCGTTTCATCGCAGTGCTTGGTGAGCAGGTGAGCAGTACTGTGAGATCAGCGACTGGAAACTCAAACATCTCGTGATCGTCCATGATGCGCCGTGCCGGTGTCTCTGCGTTCTGCCCCTGGTAGGCGATTGTGGACATCAGATAGCGATCCATGAGGATGATCTTGCCTGCCTTTTCTGCAGGTTTAAGAACTTTCAGGTAGTGGTGGTCGCGAGCCTTGAGCACGGTGTGATATTGGCCCAGCGGATCCTTCTTGCGCGTCATCAGCTCTTCTCGCAGATCAGCAGTTTCGGGCTGATCCTTGTTGAACTCTGATGTAACGATCACATCGTACTTTCGCTCAGTCAGAACAGCCTGCAGACGCTGGATAACGGTTGTTTTGCCGCAGCCGTCTATCCCTTCAAATACGATCAGCATGGTCTTTTCTCCTGGAGCGCCGGGGAAGCCCCGATGCTCACTCCGTTCTTGTTATATCGCTCGTTGGACGGATTAACGTCTGTGGTCTGGACCTGTAAAACTACCTTTCAGCACCTTCAGCCCTGTTGCTTCCTTCACATCTTCGATCACCCGGTTAAAGGCTTCTTCACGCAGACCTTCGACATCCGGAATCTTGATCATGAACACAACCTTGTCGTTGGTTGTGCGAGTGCGCAGAAAGATTTCGATCGGGTAGGCATTGTGGTTTTTGAAGATACGCAGCGAGAAGAACAGGCGCTCCGGAAACTCCAGCTCGTGCCCGATCTGATTGCGACCTTTCAGGGTACTGTCGTCTTTGATCAACAGCTTGCGCATACCGCGAGACAGAGACTCTTCCACTTCCAGTTCGCCACGAACGTCGACTTTGAATGTCTGAGCCATTGTGAGGAGGTCAGCACCAGTCATGCCGCTCTTTTCCGAATCGACGTAGGCCAGGTTGTCTTCCAAAAATTCGGCAAAGGCGCGTGGTGACATTGGTGTGTTGTCGTACGCTACGAACCGTGTCCACTCAGGTGATAAATGCATTTGAATGCTGGCGCTGTGATCGCACCATTGAGGTTTGCCCGGTGCGTGGAAATCAAACACAGTTACAAAGCGGAACTTCGCATCGTCAACAAAAACTCGTGATCCGTCTTGCTTGAATTCAGCAACGTAGTCAGCAAAACCATCAATTTCTGTGAACTCTGGGTGCTGACGGATGCGGGTTGGAGCTGGCAACAGCTTTTCGAGTGACTGGAGGGTTGATCCCGGAGGAATAAGCGCATGAGGTACGCCCTCAATTTTCTCCAAAACCAGTTTCATTGCAGCGCCAGCATCAAAAGCTGACTGGAAGTCATTTTTAATCTCAGGCATGTTATTAAGCTCCTCTGTTGGTGGCCAGGCGGGTGACAGTGCCAGTGGGCTCAGAAAGGTTTGAGCGCGTCAGCGGACGGCCCTCACCCAGGGGAAGAGACGGCTGCTCCTGCTGCTGATCAACCAAGCCGTTGCCGGACGTGATGAACATGGCTTTCACTGGACGATCTTCTTTCGGATGTTTTGCGACCACGTCATGAGTGATCGAAACTGCAGACTCAAGGTCGCGGATCCGCTTAATGGAAATCTTCAGGGTGATCGTGCTGCTTCCACCGTGATCGAGGATGGCACCTACACCCTTGATCAGCTCACGATCCAGCTCTTCGACCACAGCGCCTTTATTCAGGCCCCTGAGCATGTTCATGAAACCGTCATCGGATACTTCAATTTGTACCGGCATGGTTGTCTCCTTTGTTGTTAACCGAAGGTGTAGCTTCGGTGGGCTTGTGTGATTCTCCGAAAACCTCAGTAAACAGCTGGTCGAAAGTCTTCAGGGATCGGGAACTGTTATCTTCAGCTTTGGTATCCTGATGGCTCACGCTGCCACCCCATCAGAGCCATCAACCAGGATCAGGCGCTCCAGCGGAATGCAGCCTCCTGGGCGACCTTGCAGCCATGCCACCGGTGTGCCGTCCTGCTGGGTGGCAATCATTGCGATCGTGTAGACAGATCCCAGGTAGCCCACTTTCATACCGCCGTGAAACTGGTTTGAGAGCGCAGCCAGCTTGGCTGCTCGGTACTTGAATGACACCTCCAGCGCAGTGCGGGCAAAGAAGGTATTGCGCCGGCCATTGATGGTGGCTTTGCCAATAAACCAGTTCTTTGATGCCTGGCGGACAGTGAGGCCTTCTGACAGTGTTCTGATCGGTTGAGCGTATGGCATGGCCGTGTCTCCTAATTTCCGATTGATCGGGCGCGTTTACCTGGACAAAGGTCAGAGGTTACTGACTGGCGCGACACGCCCGGACGCAGGCGAAGTAGTTGTCGTAGTAGGCGTTGACATTGCCGTAGTCGAAGCCGACGACCCAACGGGCACTGTCATCCCAGGATGTTTTTTCACTGGTCCAGTACGTTCGTGGTTTGATACCTGGGAATTTCTCTGGATCACAGGCAGGGTAGTGCCGTGTGCGATCGATACACGACAGCTGCTCTGCCACGGTGGGCATGCGCCAACCGTCACCCAGCCTTGCTACAAGTTCGTCAGCTTCATGGGAAAGCACGCCATCGGTTTCAATCTCAATCCATTCCAGCTTCTGCGCCGCAGTCTCAGAGACAGCCATGGCCTGTATGTTTTCTGTGACTTCAGATGATGTCTGTTGTGCTTTGTTCATGGTTATCTCCAAGGGTTATTGAAACGTCAGGCAGGGAGCGGGAACTGTTATCTTCAGCTTTGGTATCCTGGTGGCTCACGCTGCCACCCCATCTGAACCATCAACCAGGATCAGCCGCTCGAGCGGAATGCAGCCTGGTCGACCCTGTAGCCACGCCACCGGTGTGCCGTCCATCTGGGCGCCAACCATCGCGATTTGGTAAACGCGGGTGTCAACTGGGATGCCACGTGACGGGCGCACCAAGACGCGCGCTGTTGGGATCAGGGTTTTTTCCAGGTGCTGCAGCTGTGCAGCTCGATACTTGAACCACAGCTCACCCGGAGAGCGGGCAAAAAATGTATTCAGCTTTTTGCCGATCACGGCGGTACCGATGTACCAGTGCCGCTTTACCTGTCGGACGTGCAGTGCTTCATCGAGCTTTTTGATTGGCAGGGCCATGATGATCACTCCTGTCAGTTCAGTGGTAGGTCAGATACAAGCCTTCATCCCAGACCAGCGTGGGTTGCAGGCAAAGAACATCAGCGAAGTCCTGGTTTGCCAGGTCAGAAAAGAATTCATCGATCTGCTCCGAACCGCGGATCCGGCGCACGAAGCGTCCAGTAGGGCGAGTACGGATTCTGCGAATCAAGGTGTCGTCATCAGTGGCCATTGCTGCTGGCGCTGGAAGGAGGGCATTCACTGTCGCAACTACGAGTACCCACGACATCAGTCGGATGATGCCGCTCTGCCACGCCTTGGAAACGGCTTCTGCAGCCGTTTTCGCGTGCAGTTTGAATCGCACGCTATCCATCAGCATGTTCACGTTTTGTGGGCTGCATCCCATGGCGCGGGCAGCTTCTTTGTGGGTCATGCCACGAGCAGTGCACAGCAGTGCTTCTGCTTGGCGTGGCGGTAGACCTTTGACTGTGAGTTGGCTCATGTTTGTGACTGCCTTCAATTCGAAGTTGAGGCAAATATAACCAAGGTTATTATTTAAAACAATAACCAAAGTTAATTTTTTTGTGCATTACCCATTTGGTTAATCGGTGGGACTATCTTTGGGGAGTAAATTCGGGTGCGAATAACAACCAATAAGTACACCGGCTAAACCGGGAGGGGTAGGGCATGGTAAGTGCAAAGGATATTTCTGCTGAGTTGGCGCTGATCTTTAATAAAGCGCGACTGGAAGAGCGAACAGTCAGCGAGCTCATTGGTTTCTGCCGTGGAGCAATAGCTGATGGTGTAGTGCAACAGGCAGAGGCAGAGTTCCTGGAACAGTGGCTGGCGCAGAATCAATATATCTGGGAAAGCCCAGTTATGCAGATACTACTGCGAAGGGTAAGCGAAATGCTGAGCGATGGCGTCCTGGATCCGGACGAGTCTGCCGAACTACTTGAAATTATGAAGCAGCTGGTCGGGGGTGGATATGAGGGAGGTGAAGCTCCCAAGGCAACATCACTACCGCTCGACCGCCCAATGCCAGAGATGGTGATACCTGATTCACAGATATGTTTCACAGGCACTTTTGCTTATGGTACTCGTAGGGAGTGTGAAGACGCCATTTCAGCACTGGGTGGCATACCTGCGTCACTGACAAAGAAAACCAAATACCTTGTGATTGGGTCCTATGCCACTGAATCGTGGAAGCATTCCAGCTATGGCACAAAGATCGAGAAGGCCTGCGAGCTACGAAACCAGGGTTCTGGGATTGTCATTGTCAGTGAAGAGCACTGGCTGCGATACATCCAGTAAGTATGAAAAAAGCCCGGCCGGAGCCGGGCTGACCACCACTTGCTTCCTGCTGGGGTAGGGTTCGGCGCAGGTTGGCACCGTCAGTTATCGTCCAAGAATCTCAATATTTTGCCATCTATAGTTGCCTCAGCAGCAATCCTTTCCGTCACAACGCCGCCGTATAAATTTTTTCCTCTATAGACTGTGCGTATCGTCAGATAATCCCCGTGATCTACATATGTGGTTTGAACGTGCTGATAGCTGTCAGGGTCGTTCATAGCTGCCTTAATCCAAGTCTCAAGCATGCGGTGTGATCCATTGCGGTTAAATTGCTGTTGGATCATATCGAGGCGAGAGTCTACCTGCCCGGTTGAAGTACCGGATTGATTAAGCAATATGACACATAAGGACACCAGGGCGGCCGCTACCACTGCTACAAGCCATGTGGCGCTACTGTAACCGAAAATTGTGTCGGAAACTTCAGTGTTACGTTCTGGAAGTATTAGCAATGCAGTTGGGGTGGGATTGCCGCAGGCACTACAGGCTCTTTTGTTGGCTGAATATTCTATAAAGCATTTGGGACATCGGATTGTTGTCATTATAGGTCTCCGATCGTAATAGTCTTGCGGGAACCTCGCGTTTATCTACAAGGACACAATAGATATAGCACAGGATGTGCGGACTTCGCTGAATGAATTTTCTTTATCGTCGGCGCACCCAAGAGCCGATTACAACCCCACAAATATGCGTTTCAGGTGGAATTTGGATCTTCCTGTTCGGCTGGTCTGGATTAAGTGCCAGAAGGTAAGTGCCCTCTGGGGTGATCTGTAGGCGCTTGAAGGTATGGAGCCCATCTGCAGTTCTGGCTACAACATCATCATTGTGTCGTGGCTCAACGTCTGGATCGACCAAGATAATTTCATTTTCCCGGTACTCTGGATACATCGAATCACCGATCACTCGCAGGCAAAAAGCACGTTTCCCGTGTTTGTAAGGTGCCGGCATCCATTCCTCCGCATCACCAGGGGCGTATGTATCAGGAGATTCACACCAGGCGCCCGCTTGCACCCAAGAAATAAGGGGTACAAGCGAACTGTTCTGAAATTCTGCATTTGGCTCCACGGCTGCATTCTGGGCAAAGCCGAATAGGAGCTCTTCTGGAGTGCAGTTCAGTGCTCTGGCAATGTCTACAATTTTGGTTGTTTTTTTGGACTTCCCGGATGTCAGTTTGTGAATCATTACCTGAGTCATGCCAGCCCTTTCCGCAAGCTCCGCTTGGGTGATACCCAGCTGCTTCATGCGAATGAGCAGGTTATTTCCAAGCTTGTTTCCGGCCTTCTCTGACATCTTCAAATCCCCGTCACGTTTAACGCGACAGTGTATAACCTAGGTTATGCAACAAAAACTAACTGTGGTTATTGACTGAAAAATAACCACAGTTATAATCCGTTGCGTAAGCTGACTGAAAAAGGTGCTCGCCTGTGAACAAAAAAGACGTCCTTGCGTACTTTGGTACTCAAGCCAGAGTGGGCGAAGTCCTCAATATTTCCCAAGCAGCTGTATCAAAGTGGCCCGATCTGGTGCCTGAAAAACAGGCCTTAAAACTGTCGCATATCACTAATGGGCGACTGGTTTACGACCCTTCGCTGTACCGGGAAAGAGAAAACATAGCTCACACAGTCGAAGTATCCAGTGAGTACGCTGCTTAATCATTAATTCGGTTTACATGTATGTATATACAGTATTGCGGGGTGGAGCAGTTGGCAGCTCGCTAGGCTCATAACCCGGAGGTCGCTGGTTCGAGTCCAGCCCCGCAACCAGTTTCGCGGCCAGGGGCATTGGTCGCAGTTATCCAAATCAAGGTGACGCAATGGAAAACCAGCACAGACAAATACAGGGGTACCGAGAGCTCAGCCAGCGGGAAATTGACCTCATGAACGAGATCAAGGCGGAGGGTGAGAAGCTGCAGCTGTTGTTAAAAAACCTGGAACGTAATCCATCACTGGATCAGCGCGCTGTATCGATTGCCAGAACGAATTTGCAAACTGGGTTGATGTGGGCGGTGCGATCGGTCGCACAGCCTGAGTCCTTTTGAGTGACACCGGGTCTGCCATGAAGAGCAACTGGCTTACAGATGCATTGAATGATTTCCGCATGCCGGTACGCGCGGCGGCAATGGGTAATCAGACGGACAGATTTGGCTACCCCAGGTGTGGGGGTTACCACCGTAAGGATTTTCAGTGGTGTTCCTGCGTGCCAACAGATCAGCGCTTCATCCCCAGTAACTATGTTCCGGCGCCTCAATGTTCTCGCTGCGGGGGATATGGCGAGATCCCAGTGAAAGGAGGAACAGGTAATGAGCTGCAGAGCAGTGCGCAGTGAACACATCCACACTCGTTCTGATGGGCGGGGCATCCGACGTGTGTTTGTGAATGGCAACGAAATACGTCGGGCCATAAGGGCAGATACAAAACGAGGTGAGGTTATTTTTGCGCCGAGCCCAATCAGGTTAAAGCGCAACAAAGAGCTGTACACACGAATGCTGCGTGGCGTTGTAACAGTTGAACAAGTTTCGAATGCGGTGGAGTGATCAGCCGCATCCAGGCACAAAAGTGCCAAGGCTTCACCAAAAGGAAGGCAGTGCCAATATTTGAAATCGGTCGCAAGACGCCGGAACCGTAACCGGATTTTTTTGGCACCACAGAATCACCAAGAGAAGGCCCGGCCGGGAAGTGGCAGCGCCGGAGTCCAGAGCAGACAGGTCGCGAGTATCTGCTTTGGTAGGGCCAACAAAGTACCTGTGGAAGTGCGCGACGCAACCACAGGCACCGCAGGAGTGTTTGACCTGCCACCCGCCAGCTCACCTCGCCGAATGGGTACAGAGCAATAGGCCGCCGGGACGAAGGTAACCCGGCCCCGACTGGGGAAACACCCAGACCAATAACAACAGCGCAAACTTAGCAGTGGGGCAAGTAATGAGTATCAGGTATCAGATCCAGGTCAGGGCGAAAACTGAAGATATACAACTGGCATTCGACCAGCTGCAGGTTGCGGTGTCGCAAGTACCACTGTCCTATCAGGAGGCTCAGGAGGTCATTGAATTCATCGGTGCACCTGAAACCTTGTCCTGGCTTTTCCGACTCGTCCCAACATTCTCCGCATCCCAGATCGTCGTGATGGCAGTCGTGCGACCTGGATACCTCACTTTTTTGCGAGCCATCAAAGCAGGTCCAGCTGAACTGCTGGCGCTTGTGAGGGCGCGAGGCTGCATTCACCAAAAATTACGGCATAGGGGGAGGGTAGCCGAGTGATGTCCATGAATGACTCCGCAATTGCACCCGTGCCGGTTGTGCGCGAACCACAGCCTTCGTTGTTTGAGGAGGTGGCATGAGCACCAAAGCCGTCAGTTGGGTTTTGCACCAGGTGCGCGTCGAGCCGATCACCAAGATGATCCTGGTGGCTATGGCTGAGAACGCGGATGAGCAGGGTGTATGCTGGCCCAGTCAGTCCAAGACTGCGGAAAAAGCCTGCGTTTCTCTGGCCACAGTTAAACGCAAGATCAAGTGGCTGGAACAGCAGGGCGTGATCAGCGTAATCAGGCGACGTGTGGGCAGCCACAAGACGCAAAACAAGTACCGTCTCAAGCTGGAGCAACCGTTTAACCTGATGGACAACGTGCCTGTACAGGTATCCAGTGATCCTGATTTCGATAGTGTCAGCGTGACACCATCAAATAAGCCCGCCCCGGAAAACGATAGTGTCAGCCTGACACCATCGATAGTGTCAGAAAGCACCCCTCAACGGTTTGAAGGTGTCACCTGTGACACCATCGATAGTGTCACAGGTGACACCCAGAACCGTCATTTAACCACCACTGGTAGTAATCCATCTGCAGCTACTACGCATGAGGCTGTTTTCGATCGTCAGTCTGTCGACCGTCGCAAGCGGGTGACCATGCACCCGGGTTGGAGACCTTCGGAGACCGTGTTTGAGCAGCTGATGCTGAATCGGCCTATTCCACGCGAATTCATCGACGAGCAGTTACCAGGCTTTGTCCTGTATCACGATCAGGCTGAGGACCGCCAGGCAGCGTTTGATGCCCGATTCCACAAGCATGTGATTCACAACTGGGAAACGCAACGTGCGGATCCAAAGCCGATTCCCAGCAACTGGGTACCGGACTCGAACACAGTCCTGAAATTGCGCCAGCAGGGTATTCCGGAGGAATTCATTGATGAGCGTGCTGTTGAATTCGTCATGTACTGGCTGGAAGACGGCAGTCCTGCGCGCGGCTGGCAGGCGAAATTTTTTGAAGCTGTGCTCCGGTACTGGAACCGGGCATTGAGTCAGACCGGATCTGGCGCTGCTGGCGCACTGGCAGTGCGTAACGCAACCAGCGAAGTATCGTTGGCCAGAACAATTGAGCGCATGACGGACCGCAGCTGGGCGGAGGGTTGCTGAGCATGAGTAATTCAACAGAGCGCGAGATCATCAGGACTGCACTCCAGCACCCTGGTCTGCTGTCGGCCAGCGAGGTGCGGTTCATTAAACGCATCGGCACTCTACCAGACCGGATTCAGCTGTCAGTCAAGGAAGTGAACTGGCTGTACGACATTGCACGGAAAAAGCTGGGAATGGCAGTAGGTGCGCCAGCACCACGAACAATAACGGAGTACCGGGGGAGGGTTTGTGCATGAAGGACTTTGCCGAAAAGTCGATTCTGGAGGCCAGCATTGAGCGGATCCAGGCAGCATCGCGAAGGATGGGCAGTGAACAGGACAGGGATCGTGCAAAGCGCACCATTGCCCACCTTCGGGCACGGATTGAAGAGATTGACTACGGTGTTAAAGCGCCAGCATTTCAGATGATTGTTCGCCGGGTGCGTTGATATGCAGTACACCACAGTGGTAGGCGTGGATCCTGACAGCAAGGCGCATGCGCTGGCGATTTACCGTTCTGGCATCCTCGAGGAGCTCAGGCTGGCTCAGCTGATGGAGGTGGATGCCTGGCTGTCTGAACAGCCCGACCTTAACCAGGTGCTGTTCAGTGTGGAGGACACGCTGGCGCAGTCATTCGTTTATGCCCGCAACGTGCAACACAGCAAAGCCGCTCATGCCAGGGTCGCATTAAGCGTAGGACGTTGTCAGCAGGCCCAGGAAGAGCTGATGCGACTGTTGGCTTACCGTGGTGTGAAGTATGAACTGCATAGACCGATGGGTACCAACTGGCATGCAAACATCAGCCGGTTTAAGACCGTTACGCGGTGGGCAGGGCGCAGCAATGATGACACCCGATCAGCAGCTTTTTTCGGCTGGCTGGCGCTGCAGCTTCAGGGCAAGGAGCGCAGAGCAAAATGACTCCCAAGCCAAGCATAAAACCTGTTGAGCCTGATGCCTACTCAGCCAATCGCCCTGACAAAGCAGAGTTCTTCCTGTCCAGGATGAACATCCATTGCATGGATCCGTCTCTACCGGTGGGTGGTACCAGTGCACCAACGATTACCGCCGGCGAGATCGCGGCAGCGGTGGCCATGAGTCCGCCCAGACTGCCAGTAACCTGCAAATACGTCAGTCGCGAGTCAGCCCTGGCCATGCTGCATGAATTCCTTTTTGCCAAGTACGCAATGGACCAAGCGGCTACCCGGAAACTGTTCTACTGGGTGTTTGGCAACATCGCGCCTGGTGTTCTGATATCGCTTGAGCGTGATCAGAAGAAGTTGAGTGAAGAGATCCGGCAGAACCGAGGCGTACTGCGCCGGATGTGCGAAGTGGCTGTTGATGACATCATGAGGCCTCACCTGTATCTGGATCTGTCGGCCCGGGCCTGGGCAGCAAAGCTCGGATTGGCCAATCACAAACAGTGGCAGGGCAGGTGGAAATCCCGATATGAGGAGGTGATGGCTGTGCTTCAGGAGCTGGATGCGGCAATTGTGGCGCAGATCGAGCGCAGGATTTAGATGGCACTACTGACCGGAATCAGCGGTCAGTAGTGCCGTCTAGTTGGTGCATGTTACTTACACTGTCCCGCTTTTTGCTTCGCTTGGCACTGATTACACAATTCACCAGTAGTTGGTTTCGTTTCGCGGGACTCATAGCCCGAAGTAGGCCAGTTAGTGCAGTTTGAGCAGAAATGCCAAGTGTCGTTGCCTGTGCGTTTACGATAGGACATTGGAATACTCCTTTTCAGATTATAGTCTAAGGAAACCCATAGGGACCGCATTCCAACTAAGAGTATAGATTCCTCCGGTGCAGTCCGAGCCTTAGGAATGGGGAAGAATTAGGGCTAAAACCACCAGCCAATACTCAGGAGTACTAGTTTTAAGTAGGTTATTTCTGTGGTATAGAAAGGTTTTAATAGACCCGTGAAAAAAAATAGGTAAAATGCTGCGCTTTCAAAAGTGCTGGGGATATTTACAGTGCTTTTGCGGTCTTAATAGGGCAGTTAAGTCCGGAGTGGAGGGGTTAATATGCACACAGCCATATCGGTGGCCAACAAGATCCTGGAAATAGCGAAGAAGAACGGTCGCAGTCTCACCCCTATGCAACTTATTAAATTGGTGTATCTCAGCCACGGATGGATGCTGGGTTTGTGTGATAGGCCGCTCCTTCGTGAGAAAGTTGAGGCGTGGAGATATGGACCGGTAATCAGGTCCCTATACTCTGCTGTCAAATCGTATCGAGATGGATGTATTCCTGTAACAAATTTGAATGAGAAAGCCTATTTCACAGTCATGAATGACGAAAAATTTGATTCGGAAGAATTGGCTGTTATTGAGCAGGTTTACAGGCTTTACGGCGAGTTTTCAGGCATTCAGCTGTCGAATTTGACTCACCAAGAGGGATCTCCTTGGCACTCTGTGTGGTCGATTGCAGGCCAGAACAGCGAAATACCTGACGAGATAATTAAAGACCATTATAAGGCTCTTTATCACAAGTATACGCAACCTCCACAGGTAGCTACTTGTGCATGAAGCATCACCTCAAAATGTGTCACCCTTAATTCCTCCCGCCGCTGCAGCGGCGGTTGGAGAGGTCGAACAGGACGAGAAAGCGCAGAAAGAATCTGCCGCCTTACAGACTGGGGTCGACCTGGAAAAAAAAGCTGAAGAAAATCAGCATTCTCGAAGAGAGTCTGCCCGAGACAAAATTTCGACATGGCTCGGACGATGGATTGCTGTAGTTGCTTTTTTGGTTATTTGCGCAACACTGGTTATGGCTTGGCATATGATCATGCCCAGCTGTCTAAGGTGGCTTGATCCTCAGGAGATTGCATCAATTAAGGACACCCTTACCAGTGTGACAATTGGTGTAGTATTCGGCTTCTTAGCCAAGTCAAAGTTCCTATGAAGCGGCGCCTTATTAGAGACATTTAGTTGACGATTCCCAAAAAAGGGGTGTATTTTTCTACCATGCCGATTCGTGACGATATCGGCTACTGAACCCGGCCAAGCGCCGGGTTTTTTATTTCTGCAAAGTGCACCCCGCTATAGGCCGTCAGTTGAACTCTCCCTCAGCTGCCGGCTTTCTTTTTTGGCCATCGTCGACCAGGTGAATCATGCTTCGAGACACTGCTGAACAAACAGTAATCAGCATCAGCGGTAAGGTTGCCGCCGGTGGTAGCGCAACAGCAGTAGGATCTGGTATGGCCGGCAAAGCAGCTATGGTGATGGCTGAGAATCCAGATGCTGCCGCCCAGGTGATCGCCTGGTCTGACTGTGCGAAGTGGCTATCGACGACATCATGAGGCCACATCTGTATCTGTATCTGGATCTGTCAGCCCGTGCTTGGGCATCAAAGCTGGGGTTGGCCAATCACAAGCAGTGGCAGGGCAGGTGGAACTCCCGATATGAGGAGGTGATGGCTGTATTGCAGGAGCTGGATGCGGTCATCTTGGCGCAGATTGAGCGGAGAATATGACAAAGTCATTCTGACTCGATTTTCGTGCAGACTACCCAAGTAGCCAATTGACTACTGGAGCGGAGGGTAGTATTACAGGCCCCAAAAATAGGGCAATGCCAGTATAGAAGCTGGACAAGTGCTTGAAAATAACAATAAATATGGGCCATTTTGATGAATATTCAGAACCTCACAGTTAAGCGCATAATTATCCACCAAGTGTTTCAACGAGAAGCGGAGCAAATTAAGGCTCCCTACAAGAACACAGAATTTACCAATTTTGCAGACGACGCTATGGAAGCCTTTAGGGTGCGAGTAGTTGAAGCACTTGGTGAAGGAAGTCGTGCCGTACGAATGCAAATAGTGAAAGTTGATGTAAATTCACTCCCGGCGCTGGTGGATTCCTTGCCAGATATGAACGATGCCGATTTTATCGAGCATTCCTACTCAGTAGCCACGAAGCTAGCAGATGCGCAGTTCTCAAAATCAATTCCAGGTGGAATTGTCGTTGTTTTTGATGGCTCCTACGGCCCATATGCGCGCCCCTTTGTTGGCATTATAAAGGCCGAACTACACAGTGGATATGAGAAGCAGACTGATCCGCTTACAGGTAAGCTGTCCCTGAAGTACGTAGAAGAAATTCTATTAACTCCTTCCGCTAAATTATACAAAACAGCAGGATTTTTCAGGAGTGAAGCTGCTGATGAGGATGGCAAGGAACTAGCACTTCCTGATAAATGGCTGGTGAAAATTGCTGATTCCCAGATTACTCAGTCTGACGGCAAGGCTGCAGCCAAATATTTCTACGAGACTTTTTTGGGATGTGGCTATATGCAATCTGCGGCACGAACTACCAAATTGTTTTATGAGACTACCAAGGAATTCATCGACGAGATGCAAGCATCTCAAGAGGAGAAAATCGAGTACTACAACGCGCTTTCCACATATCTGAAGGTTGACCAATCTCCCTCCATCAATCCTGGTGTTTTTGCTGAAACATATTTTGGAGATATAGAAACACAGGAAAACTACGTCAACTACTTGAAAGATAGGGGGATCGATGAAGACGATACCATCAAAGACATCACGTTTATCAAGAGCCATCTGAAATTCAGAACACTTAACTTCAGCAAGAGTGTCCGGATTTCAGCTCCTCCTGGAGCATTCGACCAATTGATCTCTGTAGAGACTTTTAAGCCGGATCCTCAGGAGGCAGGTGCAGAGGAGGTCCAGGATGACGAACTTTGGACCAGAGTGATAGTCAAAGATGTCATCGTGAAACAAGAATGACTGAAGAAGAATTTCTGGCCACGTGGCAGGCCGATAAGCCTTTATATCAAGCTTGGGGCAACTACATAAAAAATACGATCGTCACCGGACTGATTCAAAAGGGCTGTCAGCCTGACCTTTTTCTGAAGTTGCCGGCCAGCGTGAGACTCAAAGCAGACAAGTCGTTGGTGGATAAGGCGTTTTATAGAAGAAAACAGTATGAGGATCCATATGCCAACATTGAAGACAAAGTTGGAGTTCGATTCGTAGTACTGTTGAATGATGATATTGGTGTTATCCATGATATCATTCAGTCGCACAATGCTTGGGATGCCAAGGAGTGCAAAAACTACCTTCAGGAGCGCGAAGAGAATCCGCTCCTTTTCACGTATCAGTCGTTGCACTTTGTGGTGCGTCCCAAGGAAGACCTGAATTTAGGAGAGGTGGTTGTAACTTCCGCTGTTGTATGCGAAGTCCAAGTCCGGACCCTGTTACAACATGCGCATGCGGAGTTAACCCACGATACGATCTACAAGCCCAAAAAGATGGTGCAACCGCTTGTGGAGCGTACTGCTGCCAAGAGCATGGCTTTGATCGAAACAGCAGACGATCTTTTTACGCTGGTAGTTGAATCCGTGAATGCAGGCCCAATCAAGGACCATAACGTCGTGAATAGATTGGACGAGTTGTATAAGTCCCTCACCGGTCGTGAGCCTATTACAGAGAAGGCTACTCTCATCTTGCTTGATGAGTATGAGACTGACTTTGACGGAGTTACGCTGCAGAAGATAGAACAAAGTTTCACAAATAATGATGAATTCATAGCGCTGGCGCAACTAATCAAGGAGAAGGTCAATTTCCATCAGATTTACCAACAAAGCATTGTTCTTTTCATCTATTGGAAGCTGAAAAAAAATAGACGAAGTTTCCGTCGTAGGTGGCCTTTCGATAAACGTATATTGGAAATTCTGGCTGCTGACGCTGGAGCGGCATTGGAGCGACGCTGATTATAAAGAGTGTTTTTGACAGATTTTAATATAGAGCGCGTTGACGATTCCCAAAAAAGGGGTGTATTTTTCTACCATGCCGATTCGTGACGATATCGGCTACTGAACCCGGCCAAGCGCCGGGTTTTTTATTTGCAGGCCCACAAAGCACTCAAAGCCGCCAGTTGAACTCTACCTCAGCTGGCGGCTTTCTTTTTGGAGATTTCGAAATGCCAGATGGCAGCGGCGGCGGTGTCTTCCACGCATTACTGGAGTGGTTGCAGCCGTATCTGACCTATGCCTGGTTTGTATTTCTGGCCTTGTGGGGCGGCACCGCGAACTACGTCAACCAGTTGAGGGCCAAGAAAGTGCCGTTTTCCTTCGTTGCGTGGGTTTTCGAGTTGGTGATCAGTGGCTTTGCCGGTTTGTGTACAGCGTACCTGTGCGAATCCCTGAATATGCCATTTCCGGCCATTGCAGTTGCGGCCGGGGTAGCCGGTTATCAGGGAGGTGCTGCAATTAACAAACTGAAAGGCTACTGGCCGCCAAAGGGGACAAACCTGTGAACGCAGAGATTGCGCACAACTTCCTGTTCCCAGCTTGTCTGGCCTTGTTCCCGGCCAAGTACAACACACCTGAAGCCCGCGCCATGATGCTGACGATTGGGATGCAGGAGTCAGATTTCCAAGCCCGTCAGCAGTTGATCGGCAACCACCGTAACTGGTGGGAATCAATCAATGGTCCGGCTGTCAGCTTTTGGCAATTCGAGCGCATTGGAATCCGCGGCGTTCTGGAGCATCGATCCACAGGCCCACTGATTCGCAATGTTCTGGCCATGCTGGGTTATCCAGCTGATCTGGAAACCATCTATCAGGCACTCAAGCACAACGACATCTTGGCCGTGTGCTTTGCTCGTTTGCTGCTGTATCGAGTGCCGGAGGTGCTGCCAGGGCCCGATGATGTGGCAGAAGCGTGGCGGCAGTATGTGTGGGCCTGGGCGCCTGGTAAACCCAAACCGGAGCGGTGGCTGGATCGTTACATTCAGGCGTGGGAGATCGTAAAGCGTGCTGGCGCTTGAGTACCTGATCACAGTCGCCAAACTTTGCCGTGACGTTTATCAGCATACCGATGCCACCGAATCTCTTGGTGTATTGGGGATGCATGACTTTGCCAGTTCGCATGATTACGGCTGTGTGTACGTCACTGGCGATTCACTGTATGTCGTAATCGCCGGATCCGATGACAAAGACGATTGGTTGACAAATCTCCAGGCTATCAACCGCAAAGACTGGTATGGCATCAGCGCTCACAAAGGTTTTGTGGCCGCAGCCGGCAGGCTGGAATCCATGATGCTGGAAGTGATCCAGCAGTACCCGTATCACAACCTGGTCTTTGCTGGTCACAGCCGGGGCGGTGCGATAGCTCTGCTATTGGCCATTGCTGCTGAGCAGCACCATGAACATCGCCGTAGCCGCACCATCACATTCGGGCAACCGCGTGTTTCGAGGGAGCGGCAGATCCGGCTGGCTTATCGGTTCGGCGAGTACGTGCGAGTGGTCAACTGCAGCGATGCCGTTACCCGATATCCCAATTTGGGATATAGCCACGCCGGCACAGAGTTCTACATCACCAAGGCTGGTGGATACCTGATTGATCCAGGTTCCATAAGCCGATTTTTCGACAGGGCGCTGACGCTGTTTGATCGAGCCCGAGATCACTCCATTAACGAGTACGTAAAGGAGCTTGAGCGATGTTCAGTTTCATCCGTGTTCTGACGCTGCTGGCCCTGTGCCTGGCAACTGTTGCCTGTTCTAATCTACCTGGCGCCACCATGGCGAATGCAGCGGCGTGGTGCGTCGAGGTCGATGTGACCGGTCGCTGGACTGTCACAGATGCCGCTGGTCGTTATCTGGGTGTGTCTGATGCTGCGCTTCTGCAGAACGCCTCGATGGAGGATGTGCTGGCGCTGGCCGATCGGTTGTGCCGGTGGTAACCCTCATGAAACTTCTACCCGATTGTGCAGGCTGCGAACGTCGTCGCAAGTGGATAAAGAAATGGTCGAAGGAGGCCTATGAGCGCGCAAGAACGATCATTACTGGTGATCAGGTCAAACAAATCCCTACCACTGGAAACGATACAGCTGCTCGAAGAGTACGTAAAAAACGCCGTCAAAGATCAAAACATATCGGTACTGATAACTGATAAGGACTTTGATGTCAGTCTGCATTCAGATCTCCGTCCGCTGATTGAGCAGCAGCTTCGGGCGCAGCAGGAGACAAACCAGCTGCTGAGAGATCTGGTTGATGCAATGGCAGCTATCGATGATGAGGAAGTCAGATCTGAGCCGACGACCTATCTTGACGGTTCTCCAATCGAAGCGATCAGCGATGTTGGGTTTATTCATTCTGGTGGTACCGGGAACATAGGACGCTCGTAATGCCACAGAGAATGCAGCGACCCTGCAGGTTACGAGGGTGTGCAGCAATCCACCGCAATAGTAATGGCTATTGTGATGCGCACCAGGAGTACTCAGCTTCATGGAAGCGCCAGCCCACCAAGCCTCAAAAGACTTCTGAACGAGGCTATGGCTGGCAATGGCAGAAGGTACGCCGTCGCATTCTCGATCGAGACAATGGGCTCTGTCAGCCCTGTCTCCAGAAAGATAGAGTGACCGAGGCTACTCAAGTTGACCACGTGCTCAACAAGGCCTCTGGAGGCGACGACAGCGATCCGAACCTGCAGGCCATATGCGAGGACTGCCACAAAGAGAAGACAGCACGCGAGGCGGCTGAGGCGCTCCGGCGGGGCATGCGGCCAGGGGGAGGGGGGTCGAAAAGTCTGGGGGGATCCGCCTCCTGACCGCGCCCCCCGGTCAATTTTTACACCCGCGAAAAATGAAATTTAATTTGGAGGCCGAATGGCTGGGGCTGCCGGACGCTCCGGGCGTCGGCCGAAGCCGGTTGCCAAGAAGCAGCTAGCAGGCAATCCCGGGAAGCGCAAACTCAACGTCGATCAACCTGACTACCAGACACTCACCAATGTCTTCTGTCCAGACTGGATGGGTGACTACGGGAAGCAGCTTTGGGAAGTGCTGGCGCCCCAACTTTGTTCGGAGCGGATCCTGGCGATCACCGATATCCAGAATCTTGAGGTGTACTGCAACGCCTACGATCAGTTCAGGCGAGCACAGGAGGAATTGCTCAAGAACGGACCGACGGTCACTGGAGCAATGGGCGGCCTCATCAAGAATCCCGCTGCTACTGTGATGAAGGAAGCTACGGCAACCATGGCAACTTTTGGCGGATTGCTGGGCCTCGACCCGTCCAGTAGGCAGCGCCTGACTGGTGCAACGAAGAAGGCCAACCAGAATCCATTTTCTAACCTGCTTACATGAGTCGTTACCAGGCGGCAGTCGTCGCCAGAAAATTCGCTCGGGATGTCGTTGCTGGCAAGTATCCGGCAGGTCGATATGTGCAGCTGGCTTGTCAGCGCCACCTTGAGGATCTGGCAAATTCAAAGTCCAGATCCTTCCCGTACGTGTTTGACCCGGCAGAGGCGCAGCGCCGGGTGAGTCTTATGGAGCTGCTGCCACACGTCAAAGGCGAATGGGCATTCAAACGGCAGCTGCTCACGCTGAGTCCCTGGCAGGTATTCGGAATAGCCTGCACCTTCGGCTGGAAACGGAAGAAGGATAAAAAACGCCGCTTCAGGGAGTCGTACTGGGAGGTCAACCGGAAAAACGGTAAATCCGCTCTGGCGGCTGCTGTCGGAATCTCGTTGTTCGTTCAGGATGGTGAGTACGGTGCAGAGGTCTACAGTGGTGCCACCACTGAGAAGCAGGCCTGGGAAATATTCCGACCTGCGCGCTTGATGGTGAAGCGCACGCCCCAGTTGATGGAATTGGCAGGCATCGAGGTCAATGCCTCGAACATGCACAGGCCTGCAGATGGATCGCGCTTCGAGCCGTTGATTGGTAACCCCGGTGACGGTGCCAGCCCTTCTGGTGCACTCATTGATGAGTTTCACGAACACGATTCTGACGCGCTGTACACGACAATGCTCACCGGCATGGGAGCTCGCCTGCAGCCACTGGTGTTCATTATCACAACCGCTGGCTCGAACATTGAAGGCCCGTGCTACGACAAGCGGCGTGAAGTTATCGAGATGCTGGAGGGCATCGTTCCAAACGATGAGCTCTTCGGCTGGATCTGGACGATCGACGAAGGGGATGACTGGAAGGATCCAAAAGTGTTGGCCAAGGCCAACCCGAACATGGGGATTTCGGTCTACCGTGAATATCTGGAGAGCCAGCAGCAGAGGGCGATCCGTCAGCCACGATTCACCAACACCTTCAAAACCAAACATCTTGGCCTCTGGGTAACGGCAAAAACCGGTTACTTCAACATGGCTCAGTGGGAGGCCATGAAGGACGACACCCTGACGCTCGAGCAATTCGAGGGCCAGGAATGCGTGCTGGCGTTTGACCTTGCGCGCAAGCTGGACCTGAACACCATGGTCAGGTTGTTCTGGCGAGACATTGACGGCAAGCGACACTACTACAGCGTCGCACCTCGGTTCTGGGTACCAGAGGACACAGTTACAAATATGGAAAACCGCCGCATGGCGGAGCGGTACCAGAAGTGGGTGAACAGCGGACACCTGTTCACCACTGACGGAGCAGAGATCGACTACCGGGAAATTCTCGAGGAAGCGAAGGACGCCAACAAGGTATGTCCGGTTAAGGCTTGTCCACTGGATCCGCACGGTGCAACCAACCTTGCTCACCAGCTGGATGATGAGGGTTTGAATCCGATCACGATCACTCAGAATTACACAAACCTGAGCGATCCCATGAAAGAACTGGAGGCCGCCATTGCCTCAGGTCGCTTTCACCATGACGGCAATCCAATACTGACCTGGTGTATCAGCAACGTGGTCGGCAAACACATGCCCGGCAACGATGACGTGGTGCGTCCCATCAAGCAAGGCAACGACAACAAAATCGACGGTGCGGTAGCTCTGATCATGGGTATTGGCAGAGTTGCTGTGGCTACCGAAGAAGACCAGTCGGAAGACGACTGGATGGACGGAATCAGGAGACCAATCATCGCATGAGCGTTCTCATCGCGTACATCGCAACCGCACTGACTGGCATGGCACTGGTGTGCAGTGGTGTGTTCATCCTTGCGGGCCCGGGTTGGGCTCTTATTTCTGCAGGTGCCAGTTTGCTCACTTGTGCAGCGTTTATTCGTAGAGGGATGACCGGTGGCTAATGCGCTTTTGGAAGCACTGCACCGTGCAGCGATGCAGCCAGGTCCAGCCATCTTTAACAAAGCAGTCAGGTTGGATTCTGCTGTTTCATGGGCAAATTTCTCTGGCGCATCTTCCTACTCAGGGAAACGTGTAAACGTCGACAAGGCCCTCAGGGTATCTGCGGTATGGGCATGTGCCAGGTTGATCGCTGAGACTCTGGCAACGCTCCCGTTCGGTATTTATAAGCGTCTTCCGAACAATGGAAGGGAGGTAGATACAGGTCACCCGCTGCACAACATTTTTGCTGTTTCGCCCAACAACAGCATGAGTTCCTATGAGTTCATAGAATTCATCGCAGTGAGCTTGGTGCTGGCGGGGAACATGTATGGGTACAAGCATTTCAGCGGTAAAACCATCGTTGCCATAGATCCGCTGTTGCCCCAAAACATGCGGTTAGAGTTCGAGGGTAATCGTGTCAGGTATTTCTATCGGCCAGATAAAGGAGCCGAAAAGGAACTGAATCCTGACGAAGTTCTGCATATCAAAGCATTTTCCCTGGATGGTCGAGTCGGGCTTTCACCCATCCAATACGGTGCTAATGCCATTGGCTCTGCGATGGCAGCAGATGAGGCGGCAGGTACCACTTTTAAAAACGGCATGATGCCGACCACTGCATTCAAGGTTGACCGAACTCTGAAACCGGATCAGCGCGACGAGTTCAGGAGCTACGTTGAAACCGTTTCCGGTGCGATGAATGCAGGCAAGTCGCCAGTTCTTGAGTCTGGAGTGTCAGTCGAGAAAATTGGCATCAGCCCAGCCGACGCTCAACTTCTGGAAACCCGAGGCTGGGGAGTTGAAGAGATCTGCAGGATTTTCCGCGTGTTCCCCTGGATGATCGGGCACACCGAAAAAAGTACCAGCTGGGGCACTGGCCTTGAACAACAAATGATCGCGTTCCTGACTTTATGCCTGGCGCCTTGGGCGCGAAGAATTGAAAAAGCAATTCATAAGCAGCTGATGCTGCCGGGTGAGCGTGGAACACACTATGGTGAATTCACCCTCGAGGGTCTGCTGCGCGCCGATTCGAAAGCGCGTGCTGAGTTCTACGACAAGATGACTCGATGCGGAATCTTGTCACGTGATGACTGCAGGGAAAAAGAAAACCTGCCGCGACTCGGAGGCAATGCGTCCGAGCTGACTGTGGAAGCAAATCTCGTTCTTTTGGAAAAACTGAGCGCAACCGATCAGGGCAATGCCGTTCGCGCGGCCCTTCGAGCATGGCTCAACGAGTCAAGTTTCATATCTGACCAGGAGTAATTCCCATGGCACACAAACTCAAATCTCGCGGCGTTCGCAGCGAGATCAGCCCGCGCGCGCTCGAAAAATGGAATCCTGCGATTCAGGCGGCAGTGGAGAGTGAAGACAACAACATCACAATTTACGGAATCATTGGATATGACTGGTGGACGGGCGAAGGGGTAACCGTCGCGAGAATTGACGCGGCGCTGCGCTCCATTGGTGATCGTCCTGTGAATGTATATATCAATTCCCCAGGTGGAGACATGTTCGAAGGGCTGGCGATTTACAACCGACTTCGTGAACACAGTCAGCCAGTTACCACCAAAGTTATCGGTCTTGCAGCGTCCGCTGCCTCCGTTATCGCGATGGCTGGAACCTATCGCGAAGTTGGTGTGGCTTCCTTCCTGATGATCCACAACTGCTGGACCTGTCTGTGCGGCGACCGTCACTTCATGAGAAGCGTAGCGGACGAGATGGAAGAGTTTGATATGGCAATGGCTGATCTGTACTCGAACATCAGCGGCCAATCAGTAGAGACCGTCACCGAGATGATGGACGACGAAACCTACATCCGCGGTAAACGTGCCATTGAACTCGGATTCGCAACCGGACTGCTTCCAGCTGATGAAGTCACTGAACGTGACGGGCAGCAAGCTCAAGCACTAAGCACGTTGAAAGCGATGGAGCAGGCCCTGGCTAAAGCCGGCCTTACTCGATCTGAACGCCGCTCTCTGATTTCCCAGTTCAAAACCAGCATGCCGAGCGCTGCTGGAGGGGGCACGCCGAGCGCTGCCCCCGGCGTCATGCCGAGCGCTGACGAACTCAACCTGCAGCCTCTGCAGAAAATTAACTTAAATATTATGGAGTCTAACCATGCGTAATTTTAAATTGACGCCGGTTTTCATGCTGTCTGTTATTGCCATCGTTGCATTTGTGCCGGTGGTGTTTGGCTTTGATATGGATGCTGCACTCGTCAGTGCCGGTATTCTGATTGGATCAGCGCTCTTGGTCGAACCTGGTAAATCTGTTTCGTCTGGCGTAATGCATTCTCAGTGGGGCAAAGTCGGTTCCCTTGAGGACGTCGAGGCGCAGTACAAAGAAGTACAGGCCAACTTGAAGCAGGTTGGTGATCAGATTAAACAATTTGCTGAATCCACGGAAAAGGAAATCAAGGCTGCGGGTCAGATGTCCGCTGAGACCCGTACCCGTGTCGACGATGCCCTGATGAAACAGGGTGAGTTGCTGGCGCGACTGCAGGAAGTTGAGCAAAAGATTGCTGCTGCAAATTCTCCTTCAAACTCCCCAGCAGATGAACGTCGCTCAGTGGGGAAGATGATCGTTGAAAGCGAAGAGATGCAGAAATTCAGCAGTTCCTACCGGGGCGCTGTCCGCATCTGCGTACCACGTTCAGCTATCACCTCACTGCCAGGATCAGCAGGTGGCATGGTGGCCCCAGATCGCAGACCTGGTGTAGCAACTGCTCCGGAGCGCCGTGCAACTATCCGTGACCTTCTGGCTCCGGGTAGCACTTCCAGCAACTCTATCGAGTTTGTACGTGAGACAGGTTTTGTGAACCGTGCGGATGTAGTTTCGGAAACAGCACTGAAACCATACTCTGAACTGACTACTGAGCTGGAAACAGCGAACGTACGTGTAATCGCTCACCTGTTCAAAGGCAGTCGTCAGATTCTGGATGATGCGCCGGCACTGGCAAGCTATATCGATTCTCGTGCTCGTTACGGCCTGATGCTGGCGGAAGAAAGACAATTTCTGTACGGCAATGGCACCGGTGCAGAATTGCACGGAATCATTCCGCAGGCTCAGGTGTTTGAGCGACCTGATGGTTTAAACGTTGTTGCTGAACAACGAATCGACGTCCTGCGTCTGGCGCTGCTCCAGGCAGAGCTGGCTGAGTTTCCATCCACTGGCATCGTTCTGAACCCGATTGACTGGGCAATGATCGAACTGATCAAAGACAAGAACGATAACTACATTATTGGTCAGCCGCAGAGCGGAACCGAACTGACACTCTGGAAGCGCCAAGTAGTCAATACCCAGGCAATTCAGGTGAATGAATTCCTGGTTGGTGCCTTCAGCTTGGCAGCGCAGATCTTCGATCGTGACGAAGTAGAGATCCTGATCTCTACAGAGAACGACAAGGACTTCGAAAAAAACATGTTCACTATTCGTGCAGAAGAGCGTACAGCGCTGGCAGTCTACCGTCCGGAAGCATTCGTGTCCGGCGAGCTGACTGTCTCCTCTGGCGATTGATAGCAGCAGGTGGCCAGCTGTTGCTGGCCACCTTTGGGGTTCATCATGGATATCGTGAATGCAGTTGCACTCAAATCGTTCAATTTTGAGGGCTTGATCAGAAAACCATCCAGCCCACCTTTTCCAGTGGAGCGTCATCGATTTAATGCGTTGAAGGCCAAGGGTCTGGTGAAGGAAGCACTGCCTTTGGGAAACCCTTTGGCGCCCGTTGGCATACTGCAATCTGCATCGCCAGCGGGCCAAGTGTCACTGAAGACGATTGCGGAAAAGTCTGGCAATGGCGGGAGACGTTCAGGAAAGCAGGGCAAGAAAGCGTCGGAGTCATTGTCGTAAACACCATGTTCAAGTGGTGTCCCTGGGCGGACGTCTTGTACGCCATGGATATTGAATGGTGGCGAACATACTTCAGAGAGGCGTCAGAGACATTCAAAGGGCTGATGATCAGCCCTTTGTTTTTTAATGACGCTGTTTCCTTCTTCCCATTTCAGCACGGAAGCAATTCTGGCCAAGGTGCTATTGAGTTGGCCATATGCAGTGGTGCGAGTCGGATCATCCTGCTGGGATATGACGCGCAGCACACGGGTGGGAAAACTCATTGTCACGGTGATCACCCCAGACATCTGGGTAACGCCGGCAGTGTTAATAACTGGCCAAAGCAATTCGCAGCGACAGCTGCGAAGCATGCAGGGCGAATCAAAATCATCAACTGTTCCAGGGAAACTCGACTGGAGTGTTTTACAAGATCGGACCTGGAAACCGAACTCGCCAGATCGAGAAATCCCAATGTTTAGACAGTACCACCGCTGGGCTGGCCAGACATTTTTCTGTCTGGCCAGCGGCCCTAGCATGACCACAGCTGATGCATTGGCAGTCCAGGGTAAAGGCCGAGTCATTACCGTAAACAATACGTGGCAGCTGGCTCCTTGGGCTGACATCCATTACAGCTCAGATCACGACTGGTGGGATCACAATCTGCCGGAAATGCGTGGCCGTTGCGAAGGAGAATTCTGGACGGGGTACCCATTTCCGGACTGGAAACGTCCAAAAGACGTACACATGTGTCCTTACGAAAAACGGGCCCGCGGGATCATAACCACTCCGGGACATATCGCCTGGGGAGGTAACTCCGGTTACTGCGCGATAGGACTGGCTGTCCAGTTTGGTGCCGCCAGGATTGTATTGCTGGGATATGACCAACAGGATCCGGAGGGCAAAGGTCACTGGCATGGGCAACACCCAGACACGATTCGTAAAGGGTTCAATTGGCCAATGTGGCACGAACGCTTTGCCGAAGCTGCAGATGACCTGAAGCGCCTTGGAATCGAAGTTATTAACTGCAGCAGAGAAACGGCGCTGACTTCGTTCCGTCGCGCCAGGCTGGAGGACGTGCTGTGCTCACTCTTTTGACGATGACCGGTTGCAGGCCAGAAGCCTGGGCGTTGTGTCAGCTTTGGATGCAACAGCAGGAGATCAGGGAAAAGGTTCGTTGGATCATCGTTGATGATGGCGCTGAGCAGCAGGAAATCACATTCAAGCGCAGGAACTGGAAACTCGAAGTAGTACGACCACAGCCATACTGGAAACCAGAGCAGAACACCCAGGCACGCAATATATTGGCTGGGCTTGAGCTTGTGGGAGCGGATGACCGTCTCATTATCATTGAGGATGACGATTATTACGCACCTGACTATCTGGCCGTAGTCAGTTCCTGGTTGGATTACCATGACCTTGTGGGTGAGGCGTTGGCTCGGTATTACCATGTTGGGGAGCGTCTCTATCACGAATGCGGCAATCAGCAACACGCCAGCCTTTGCAGCACCGCCATGAAAGGGGCAGCCATTGATCAGTTAAGAGTGGTGGCACGTCTGGGTGAGAAGTTCATCGACATGGCTTTGTGGAAGAGTTTTCCCGGCACCAAGCAGTTATATGGAAGTCGCCTGTGCGTTGGTATTAAGGGTCTGCCTGGTAGAATGGGCATTGGTATGGGACATCGCATGAATGGCATCCGTCATCGTAAAGACCCTGGCGGTATGGTCCTGAAGAGTTGGGTCGGGCGCGACTGGGAGCACTATAAGCCTTGGTATAAGTCTGCCGCGTCCCGGAGTTGATTGAGGTTACGGAATGAGTCTGCCAACGATTGAACAAGTGCGTAAGCATCTGCGCCTGGATGAAGATATAGAGGATGCAGGTGCCGACACAAATACTGACCTGCAGCTTCTGCTTGATGCTGCCGTAGACCATGCCTCGCAGATTCTGAATCGACCAATCCCCTGGAAGGACGCGCAAGGTAATGACGTTGATGTACCGGCATCCGTAGTGCAGGCAATCCTGCTGCTGATCGGTGATTTTTACGAAAACCGCGAAGCCGTGATTACTGGCACCATCGTTGCCGAAAATCCGACAGTCATGCGGCTGCTGCACTTTTATCGTAAAGGCCTGGGTGTATGAGATCTGGATCACTCAGACACAGGGTGCGAATTGAACAACCTGTGACTCAGCAGAATAAAGATACCGGTGCCACCACCAAAACATGGCAAGCGGTAGCCACGGTTTGGGCAAAGATAGAGCCGCTGTCAGTTCGTGAGTTTGTGGCAGCTGGCACCTATCAATCGAAAGTCACTACACGAATTGTTATCCGATACCGCTCCGGATTGAAAGCCACCATGCGTATGGTGCACGGGGCGAAGATCTATAACATCGAAGGCATTCTGGCAGATCCCAGCTCCGGACGTGAATACCTCACGATTGCTGCAAGTGAAGGCGTTAACAATGGATGAGACCATACAGTTCAACCTGTCTGGACTGGACCATGTGGCTGCAAAGCTTGGTGAAATTACGGATGACATGAAGAAAAAGGGCGGTCGGTTCGCACTGCGTAAGGCTGCCCAACTGATCCGCAACGCCGCCCGGCAGAACGCTGCGCAACTGGACGATCCGAAGACTCCGGAAGAAATCGCCAAGAACATCGTTGAGCGATTTAGCAATCGCACTTTCAAGAGTACCGGCAATCTGGCATTTCGGATTGGTGTGCTGGGCGGTGCCCGAGCTCCAGAAAACGATGCGCGCAAACGCCGGCGTGCCCGTAACGGCGAAAACTCACTGGATAACCTGGGTGAGTTTGCTGGTGCAGGAAAACATAATCCTGGTGGCGACACCTGGTACTGGCGTTTGCAGGAATTCGGAACCTCGCGGGCACCGGCGAAAGCTTTTATGCGTAGGGCTCTTACCGAGAATATCGAAGAAGCAACCAACGAATTTGCGAACCAGTACGAACGAGCACTGGAGCGCGCCATTAAAAGAGCTGCCAGCAAGGCCGCGAAGAAGTAAACAATGTATCCACCAATCTTCAAAACTTGTTCAGCGTCGATCGCTGTCAAAGCGTTGCTCGGTACGGATCCAGTCAGACTTTATCCGTTCGGGAAAGCCCCGCAGGATGTGCAACTTCCTTACGTTGTTTGGCAGACCATCACAGGGGAGCCTCACAACTACCTGGGCGATCGTCCGGATGTAGACGGTTTCACACTGCAAGTGGATGTTTATGCAGAGACTGCGGATTCAGCTCGGGCCGTTGTAAATGCGCTGTGCGACTGCATTGAACCGGTTGCACGCGTATCACGCTGGAATGGCGAGGATATCGACAACGAGACCAAGACGTATCGAAGTAGTTTTGACGTGGACTGGACCGTACGGAGACAGGCATGAACCGTTCAACAATCATGCTGCATCGAAACCTGATTCGAGCAATCAAAGCGATGCTGGCAGCATGGGAACGCTGGTTGGCAGAACAGGAAAAAGAGACACCTGAAAAATCGGCATAACGCCGGCAAAGACATTCCCGGGCCCGCAGATCAGTCCCGCCACATTGGCCACACTGATCGAGAAGCCTCCCCGGATTCGACAATAGGAGGAGGACGCTATGTCAGTGTTGACGCAGGGCACCTACATTTATTTTATCGACCCACAATTTAACAGCGATGGCCCTGGCGTTCGCCAGATCGCCTGCGCGACAAACTTCAATCCAGGCGGTAATCCCGCGGACCAGATCGAAGATACCTGCCTGGAAGACACGGAGCGCAGTTACAAGCCCGGTCTTCGCACACCAGGCCAGGCCACTCTGACGCTGAACGCAGATCCGAAAATCGCTTCACATCTGCGCCTGCATCAGTTGTCCAACGAGAACCCGCCACCCATGCTCCGGTTTGCAGTGGGCTGGTCTGATGGCGTCACTGCACCGGAATTGAACAGTGAAGGTGATGACTTCAATCTCTCCCCCGACCGCACGTGGTTTGTGTTCGAGGGCTACATCTCTGATTTCCCGTTCGACTTCGCAGGTAATGCTGTCGTGACCACGACAGTGACAATCCAACGCTCAGGCGGATCCGCCTGGATTCCGAAGGTGTAATCAGCTTATGGAACTGACGAAAGCAACACTTGCGGGCGCGCCGATTTATGCCGGTCCGCCCGTAGAGAAGTCCATCAAGTGGAGGGTAGGGGGCGAACATTTTGAGGCGACTGTATATGTTCGCCAGCCGTCCTATCACTCCGCTGTGCAGGAAATGATGCAGATGGCGAACGGTGATGCGGTGGCCGCACGTATCGCAAGCTGCATCTGCGATCGAAACGGTGATCCGATTTTTACTGCTTCTGATATCACCGGCATCGATGAGGAAGGGAATCCGATCCTGCAGGATGATGGCACCGGTAATATGGTGCCTCGTGGCGCCATCTGCCGCGATCTCGTGATTGCCTTGCTGGCAGCGATTGGCGAAGTGATGGGCGCGGGAAAGACCAAGCCCTCACCGACGAAGACGAATTCTGGTGCGAGCTCGTCCTCGCCGGAGTTGGAGGGCGGACAATCGCTGAAGCAAGAACCCGACTCACAGTCAGTGAAGTTCACACCTGGCGAGCCTACAGAGCCAAGCGTGGCAGCTTCAACCTCGGCATGCGAATAGAGCGCGCCAGTGCACTGCTGGCAGTGCTCTACGCAAACGCCCACAGCAAAAACAGATCCTTCAAACTCACTGACTTCATGCCTCACGAAGTGGAAGCACCAATCGATCTTGAAACTGCGATGAAGACCTGGAACTGATTTCATGGCTACTCGTTCACTTGGACAACTGACACTGGACCTGATTGCGAAAACAGGTTCTTTTGTTGGGCCGCTTGATGACGCCAGTCGCCGTGCCAAAAAAGCCGGCAAGGAAATGGCAAACTCTGCGTCTGTTGCCAGCAAAGCTTGGAAGGATCTCGGCCCGGTCATCAGTACAGCGCTCGCCGGGTTGAGTGCTGGCACCATTGCATCCAGTTTTATTCGCAACACCATGTCCATGGAGAAAGAGCAGGCGCAGCTGGCGGCTGTCCTGAGATCAACTGGCCAGGCCGCTGGCTACACTCGCGAGCAGCTTAATGAAATGGCCACAGCCATGGAGGGCTCCAGTACCTACGCTTCCGGTGAAGTTACCCAGGCACAGACGACGCTGCTGGCCTTTACCAATGTCGTGGGGAAAGAGTTCCCAAGAGCGATGCAGGCGGTACTGGATATGTCGGCCCGTACCGGCATGGGGCTGGTGCAGACAGCTGAGACTATTGGACGCGCACTGGATGTGCCGTCGCAGGGTATGGCAGCACTGAGCCGTCAGGGGTTCCGGTTTACCGAAGATCAGAAAAAGTTGATGAAGGAGCTGGAGGCTACAGGCCGCACCGCTGAAGCCCAAGGCATCATTCTGAAAGCGCTGGAGGATTCCTATGGCGGTGCAGCAGTGGCTGCTGCAAATACCCTCGGTGGTGCTCTGGTTGCGTTAAAAAATACCATCAACAGTTTGATGACGGGCGATGAGGGAACACTCTCTGCAGCGACCCGAGCGGTACAGGAACTGAATGAAGCACTGCGATCACCAGAGGGTCAGCGTGCAGTAGAGGTACTGACTGATGCGGTAGTTGTGCTCAGTACTGTATTAGCGGCCAGGCTTGCGGTGTCTTTTGTTGCTGCCAGAGTTGAGGCTGTGAAGTACCAGCTGGCACTTGCCACGATGGCAGGGCACTCCGCTCGTGCTGCAATGGCCATCACAGCCACTGCAACTGCAGCCAGGGCTGCAGCTGGCGCAATGGCGTTGCTCGGAGGACCGGTAGGCATTGCTATCACAGCTGCTGGCGCATTGACTTTTTTTGCCATGCAGAGCAACGATGCAAGCCAGAAAGCCAGAGAGCTGAAGTCGGAAATTGATGAGCTGACTGCTTCTTTCTTGGCATTGAGCGTAGCAGAAATCGACAGTGAAATTGCCAAAGTCCAGTCTTCGATGGCCACCCTGTTCGAAGATATGAAAGCCCTCAATCCAGCAACCAAGGGGTCCAATCCAGGCTATGGAATGCTGGCCGGTCTGTCTGAAATCCGGAAATACGCAGATGACGTCCGTGAACTGCAACAACAACTCGATAAAAGTGCAGCGCGCCTTGCTGCTCTTGGAAAGGCCCGTCATCAGCTGACTAGTACGCCGGATTTTAATACCGGTGTTACCGATGCTGAATCCACAGCTTTTGAGGATATGAACAAGCGGATCCGCGAACGGATCGTGCTGATCGGCAAAACCACTGAAGCAGAACAGTTCTGGGCGAAGTATCGGGCCGGTTTCATTGACGGCCTGACGGCTGATGAGGCAGAGCTGCTACTGCAGGAATACCAACTACTGGATGCTGCGCAGGAAGCCGATCGGGTCTTGCGTGAACGCAAGTCAGCAGAAGAGGCCAATGCAAAAGCTGTTCGTGAATCCGTCGCTGCGCTGAAACTGGAAGCATCCCAGCTAGCCCTGACTGACGAGCAAAAACAACTTGCAGCGCTCGAATCGAAAGGTGCAACCGAAGCCCAGCTTGAAGAAGCTGCAGCTGCACTGGAACTGATCCGCGCCTATGAGCAACAGAGGAAAAGCCTGGAAGAGCTGGATGGTGTGCGTGACTTCCTGCTGACTGAGGAAGAGCGTGTTCGCGAGAGTTACGCCAGGCGACGCCAGATCATTTTGGATGCTACTGAGGAAACGAGTGAAGCACGCGCTGAACTGCTGCGCAGACTGGAAGAAAAAGAATCAGAAGAACTGCTCAAAGTCAGCGAAAACTTCTGGCATCGCTGGCTGGCCAATGCCAAGGAAAGTCTCACCAATCTCGATGATCTGACTCAGAACACTATTGAAAACCTGACCCGTGGATTCGGCAATGCATTGGAAGCCATGGTGTTCGATTCTGGTAATGCACGCGAAGCGTTTCAGAATCTGTTCGAGGGTGTGGCGCGATCGTCCATTAATGCTCTGGGCCAGATGATCGGCCAGTGGTTAGCCTACCAGGCTGTTCAGAAAGCTGTTGGCCAAGCCACCCAGACATCAGCTGCAGCTGCGATGATCGGCAATGCAACCGCAGCGGTCAATCAGGCTGGTATCAACGCCTATGCCTCCACCGCTGCTATCCCAATTGTTGGACCTGGTATGGCACCTGCTGCCATGGCCGCAGCGATTGCAGCAACCGCTCCGCTGGCTGCAACTGTGGCGACGGCTGCCACATCCGGATTGGTGGGTATGGCACACGAAGGTCTCGACGTTGTTCCGAAAACCGGTACCTGGCTTTTGGAAAAAGGTGAACGTGTCACCACTGCAGAGACCAGCGCAAAACTGGACAGAACGTTGGAGGAGGTGAACCGCAGTACCAAGGGTCCCGATGCTCCCACTTTAAACATTGTTGTAAATGCAGAAGACCCGGGTGCAGAGGCTCGTATCCGCAGCATGATTCAACAGGAGATGGTGCCACAGATAATAAAAGCCGCTCGTGACAACACTGTTGCCGCCCTGAGACGGCCGAGGTTTGCTTAATGGCAGAAGTTAGTCTTCCAGAGATTCGGCTTGCTGACGCGTCGTTTGGAATTCGTCGGTCGGACAATGTCCTCAGTCTGATGAATGGCAAGGACGTTATCACCGAGTTTACGCATGCCGTTTGGATTGCTCAGTTGCAGATCGTGCCTTTGACAGAAGAAGAGGCTGGAGCATGGACGGGTCCGCTGGCGCGACTTTCGCGCATATCCAATTATTTCAAAAGCAGTCCTCCATCCTATAAGGGCGCAGCTTATAAGGCCACTACATTACAGGTGGATGGAGCTGGCCAGTTAGGCATGCAGCTGAACGTGAAAAACGCAGAGAGTGGCGCGTTCATCCTGCGCGCCGGTGAGTATTTTGAGGTCAACGGCGAAACCAAAATTGTGGTGCAGGACTGCATTGCGGATGGCAGTGGCAAAGGTACAGTGGAGTTTGAGCCTCCTCTTCGCACCGCTCCAACTGATAGCGCTACCCTGAATACACAAACACCAACCATTAAGTGGAGACTGGCAGAGCCCGAGATTGTCTGGAACATCAGGCTGGCACGTTTCCATCATATAGCACTTGATATAGTCGAGGTCGTATGAGCAGAGACCTGACCCCTGAAATGCGGGAGGCCATCGAGGCGCCCGTCATTCGTCCTGTTGTGCTGGCCTATCTGGATATTCAGGGTGATCCCATCACCATGTGGACGGGGCCAGGTCCGCTGGCCATTGCCGACTCCCCGGACGCAGCGTTGAACGGCAAGACATTCCTGCCGGACACGGCATTTGCGGACATGTCTGAGATCTCCGAGAACGAAGGTATCGGTGGCCCGATCACGGTGGTGCTGCAGGGGAACCATCTGGACGACCCGACCCTGCGTCAGCTGGTACGCGATAAACGCGCCTGGCGTGGCCGCAAAGCCTACGTGTGGCTTGGCATGCTGAATGAGGATCTAAACGCCGTCTATGAATGGCCGGTGCGCATCAAAACCGGATACATGGTGGACGTGAAAATTCGCCGCGGTACCGGTGACGTCAGTGTTCAGATGACCATCGATGAGAACTACCAGAATGCCGCAGGCGTCCCGTTCCTGTGGGTCGACCATGCGCGCATTCATCCGACAGACACCTTCAGCGCCTTTGTTACTCAGCTGGCCAACAAACCAGGTGGGCTGGAGCGCGCAGCAATTGCGCGGTCCTATGACATCGCTGACTACGAAGTTAATGACGCCTACATTCGGGATCAGATGTACAACCGATGAGTTTTTTGAAGAAGCTGGCCAAGGGCATCGCATTTGGTGCCATCGTTGGATTAACGGGTGGTTGGGCGCTGTCGCTCATTCCGGGGCAGCTCGGCATCACTGCACTGACCGGTGCGGCGCTGATCAAAACCGCAACGATCTATGGGGCGATTTACGGTGGTTTGCAGGGTGCTGCAGCTGGGCTGATCAAAAAGCCGAAGATGTCGATGGGCGATGCAGTAGGGCGCCTGTCGGTATCCGTGGATCCGAACGCAGAGGCCAAGTGGGTGTTTGGTGAAACCGCAGCAGCCACTGATTGCATGTATTCCGAAAAAATTGATGACAGGGCTGTTGTCCAGGTTATCGCTGCTGCAGCACATGAGATTGACAGCTACGATGAGTTCTACATCGAGGACAAACTCGTCACATTCACCGGTCCCAATGCCAACGGTGATTGGGCTGGTGTTCTGTCGATAGATCGAAAACTGGGTACCTCGACACAGACTGCACTTTTTCTTCAGGGGTCAGCCTGGCCTTCCTCAGCCCGAGGCCTGGGCATCGCGCACTATGGCCTTCGTTGGGATTTCTCGAGCGAGGCCGGCAAGAAGAAACTGGCCAACGGTATCCCCAGCCGCATCACTCAGGTCATCCGCGGCTGCAAGGTCTACGACCCGCGTAAGGACAGCACCCGGGGCGGAGAGGGCAGTCATCGGGCTGATGACCAAAGCACCTGGGAGTGGTCTGCAAACTGGGCATTGATCGTTGCTCACTACCTGCTTGGCTGGCGCAACGGCGGCTACCTAGTGTACGGCGTTGGTGTGGATCCCGAGGATATCGACTGGATCTCTGTGGCCAACATGGCTGATGTGTGTGATGAAGTGCTGGATGGAAAACCCCGCTACCGAATCGGTGGGCTGTTCTCCATCAGCCAATCGCATGAGGACATCATTGGCCAGTTGGAATCCGCAGTTGGTGGCAAGGTCTCCAAATTTGGCGGCAAATATTTCCTATGGGTACCGCACGACGATCTGGAACCGGTTGGCACCATTGATGACAGCATGATCATTGCTGAGGGTGGGATCGAGTACTCGCCATCTGGCCCGCTCGAGCAGCTCTATAACTGTGCCAGAGGTCGCTTCGTTGATCCCGAATTAAAGTATCAGCTGGCGCCATATCCAAGTGTAACTGAGTCAGCTGCCATTGCAGAAGATGGTCGGGAGCGCGTTCTGCCGCAGGATTTTTCGATCATCCAGGACGTGGAAATTGCGCAGCGCGTGGCCCGCGAGATGGTGCGCAGGACACGGTACACCGCGACACTGAAATTGGTGGTGGGGCCTATCGGTCTCGCGCTTCGACCGTTTGATGTAGTGCTGGTAAACATCAAGGAGACGAACAATACGCCAGAGCTGTTTCGCGTGATCGCGATGCAGTACAGCGGCATGGGGGCAGTGATACTTGAGCTGCTGGAGGAGGACCCCAGCATCTACGATGTGACGGTGCCGCTGGGACCGTCACTGGTGCAGCTGGATCCGAATGCCTACGACCCGACCGCCTCCATTCCGCTCACCGGTTTGGCTGCCGCCATTGCCACAGTAGCGCGTCCAGGTGGTGGAGCTCTCGATGCTGTACGCGTGAGCTGGGATGAACCGCCTGGGTTTGTAGACTACACAGAGGTTGGTTACCGGCTGACGGTCAGTGGTGACTTTACCTACCTGCGAAACAGCGAGCTCGACAAAGCGTTCATTGCACCGGCAGTCCCCGATGCGATCTACGAAATCCGTGCCCGTCACGTGACCCGCACCGGGGTGCGTGGGGAGTGGGAAACCACATTCATCACCACCGGCAATGCTGAGTTCGACCGCATCAGCTTCCTGGGCATCCATGCGCCCGTTAATCCTCAGATCTGGGTGGATGTGAACCCTCAGAACCCGCTGTCGCGTATACGCGTTTCAGCAGCGTTTGCGGACGACGAAAACAGTGCGACTCCAGATCGCATGTTGATTTTCTACAGCGTAGCAGAGGTGCCAAACCGCATCAGGATTCGTCAGGATGCCGGCAACAAGTTGTATCTGAGCGAGGCTGTTGGCGATGGGGTTTCAGGCTTGTTTAATCTCACGGTGGCGCCTGGTAGCACAAATAAAACGGTCCAGTACGTCCGTAACTCTACCGTTGATCCTGATTGGTACACCAGCTGGTGGGCATCTGTACGCAATGCGCCAGGTGCGCCCTCGCCGTATTACAAAGTGAGCTCCGCCTCTGAAACCACCATCACGTTTGCTCCAGATGTCACGCTGCCCTTTGTCCCTGTGGCGGGCCAGCTGATCGATGTGGCTGAGGTGGACTTTGCGGATCCGCGTATATCTGAGTTCCGGCTGGTTTACCTGGAAACCGGTGAGGTTGTTCGTCACTCCGGAATTCGTCAGGACGCTGGTGGCTACTACCTGGCTGTGGTGGAGCGTGGTGCTGAGGGCACCGTACAGCGAAATGCCACCGGGAAATTTGCTCACTACTACCCGGCACCAGGCCCGCTGACTGACATTATCACCATTCCAGCTGGCGCATTTACCGAGCAGGGTGGTGTGTACACCGCTGATGAGCGAGTGAATCTGAATCTGCCGAACAGTTTTTCCTGGGCTTCCGTGAGCTGCTGTCTGGCGCGTGAGGTCACAGTGGCTGGCCGGCCCATGTATGTCCGTAGTGCCATCGTGCCATTCATTCAAGCAGGTACCGCATGAAGCTTGCCCGTGGTCTTGTATCCATCGCGATGTCTACAGTCCGTGATCAGTCACCGACACTGCCGACACCTGACTACTCGCCTGATCCAGGCGTCATTCTGGCGGACATCGCGCAGAAGGTCAGTGCGATGGAGGTCATCCTGGAGCGCAAGGCGGATAAGGACAAAATCCGTTCCCTGGTGGCCATCAGCGATGAGGCTCTCCTGCTCCAGGCAAAGGACATTATCCTAGCGGGTGAGGTCAAGTTCGTTGACCTGCTACAGGATTGGAACGGTACTAACCCGGGCGCTGTGAATCCGAAGATCACTACGATCCGTGGGGGTGTGATTAGAACCGGAAAGCTCCTGTCCACCAACTGGAGCGTAGATGATGGCAGCTGTCTTGATCTCGACAATGGCAATGTCATCATCGGTGGCTCTGAAAACCCAGGGCTTCTTTATTCCAAAGCAACAGGGCTGGTCATCGACGGATCTGTAACAGCAAACAGCTTTATTTTGAACGGCTCCTCCGAGCCGCCAACACTCGGCGACCTGGTTGATCTGGCCGAGAATGCCATTACCACCGAAGATTTTCTTGATGAGCTGAACCAGCGGCTGGCAGACGGAGTGGGTTCCGTGCTGGCCGGCATGAATGGCGACTACCGCCTGGAACTGGGGACCAGCTCAATCATCCTGGCGCACAAGGATGCGAATCTGTCAGGAATCGGAAGCAGTTATACCGGTGACCTGCGTACAGGTGTGGCTCTCACTGCCAATGGTATTGCGATGGGATTCAATCGTAAGAGCGATGGTGCGTGGGTCAATGGCGTGTCAATCAACTCCGCCGGCATCGTCAGTTTCGCAGGCTCTCTGGCTGCGGCAACAGGAACGTTCGCGGGCTCGCTTTCTGCAGTAACAGGTAGTTTTTACGGGAGCATTCAAACTTCCGGCCAGGTTAAGGCGACCGGCTCAACTTCAGTCACTGGTGGGGGAAATGCTGCCATTGTGGGGCAACCCTCCAGTACTGGGGTCGTAGGAGTGGTCGGAGCAGCACTGGACTCTCCGGGGGTCATGGGCTTATCTAACACCGGTTATGGTGGGACGTTTAATGGAGGGGCAGGTGGTTTGTATGCCTATACCGTTAACAACACCCCGGCTGCGGTATTTAGCACACTGTTTGGAGCGCCTGCCATCCAAATTGACGCCGGCCGAATCGTAAAACCAAGAGCGACTGGGCATTACATAAGAGTTTGGGCTACCGCGATCCCGGATCAATTTGAGTACGAATTTGTGTAAGTGAGAAGGAATCAAAAATGCAAAGAAATCAACGGCCCATAATTTTGCCTGCGATCCCCGAACGGCAGGCAGACGAAGTGATCGCTGCGGTACAGCACGAATACGGTCAATCGGTTTCCGTAGTGATAGCCACGGTGTGCGAGGGTAAAAAAGTCGCTGTACGAACTGTGTCGATATTCGGAGCTGACTATGAGCTGTTGATGGGTGATGGCAGCCCTTGGGACCCGAACAAGCCTGAAGGTCGCTGGCGCGATGAAGATCTGTTCGCAATGATCGACATAATTGATGGGAGGCAACAATGACCCCTGCAGAGTTTGAACAGTCTGTATCCTTACTTCGGTCGTCCCTCGAGGGCAACCTCGGCAATCGCCTGACCCAGGAGGTAGCCACCGGTATTTTAAACGTGTTTACAGCACGCGCTTCATCGCTGGTACAAAAGCCGAAGGAACGTAAGGCTCGCACCAGAACGCCGTCAGCAGACGTGAAAGGTCAGGAGCAGGCCAATGGCTAGCACCGCCGAAATTGTTGCTGTTCTCGAGCGCCGGATCACTGGCCTGCAGAATCTGATCAGCGGACGACAACCAACACCACTGATTTACTCTGTCGTTGGAGAGGTCGTGGTCTATGGTTGCAAGGTGACGGAGGGGGAGAGCGCTGAAGATTATGAGATCGCTCTGGAAGGCCAGGCCACTGGCGATGAAGAGCGCTTCAATCCCGACTACTCACCAATTCCGCTGTACCCATTTGAGCAGGCCAACATCGCCAGCTGTAAGGCTGCGGCTTTCTACTCTGATGATCTGACAGCCACTGTGGAGCTGCCACCAGCGACAGGCCTTGCGCGATATGACATTGCTTACATCGCAGTTGGACCGACTGGCCCAGTGTTTGGTGTGATAAGTGGCACTCCAAGCGAGGATGTGAAGGCCGATTTCGATTTGAACGGCCTCCTGGTTACTCCATACGACAATGTTACTGATGCTGCGCTGCCAGTGGGAGCTCTCCCGGTGGCTCGCATATACGTTGAGGATGACGTCGAAGGCATACCGAACGAGCGCATTGCAGACCTGCGTAACTTCGACGGCCGTCTACGTGGTGCACCGCTGCTGTGGAGCGACCTGACCACCGAGCAGAAGAATGCGCTGATCAACCCTGCAGCAGCAACTGCCACCGCCGCGGTTCTTGCTGACAACGCCGCATTCAAACGCCGGATGCGCATTCGGCAGCTGCTGGACATTTAGGGGGCAATCATGCTGCAGACATACACATTGTCTGTGCCGGTTATCGGTGCGGACGGGTTACCTATTGCTGGCGCAATGGTGACAGCGAAGCTGACGAAAGTTGATTTCACGCTCGATAACACGATTCTGCCGAAAATTGTCACCAGCACTACCGACGATGATGGCGTGTGTGAGCTGGCGCTGGTGAGCAACCTGATTGGCACCACTGACAGCCGGTACCTGATCACGATCCGTTCACCTGGTGGAGCTCTGATTGATACCGCCACTATCCAGATGCCAGAGGCTGACAGCTCTCTGCAGCAGCTGGTGGACAGGGTTCCGATCACTCCGGAGTACAGCACTGCTGCAGCGATCAGCGCTGCCATTGCCACCAGCAAAGCTGCCCAGGCTGCCGAGTCCGAACAGAAGACCGCTGAAGACCGAGAGGCCACTGCATTAGATCGAGTTGCAACGGGGCAGGATCGCCAGGCAGTGGCAAACGATCGCCAGGAAACTTCCAAAGCACGTGACGAAGCCCAAACAGCCGCCCGCCGTGCACGTCTTTACTACTACTTAGGAGCATAACCATGGATCCGAATAGCGCAAAAAACTGGCGCACCAATGGCGCTGACTACACTCCAGGTGAGTGGAATGATCTGATCGCGGAACCCGGAATCGTTTCAAACATTTTGATCACAAACACAGACTCTGAAGAGCGTACCATCGCACTGCGCCTGGCAGATACTGATGACAATGCTCTGGCGCCCATCCTGCCGACCAATACACTCGCCGTGGGGGAGGCCTTTGTCCTGGATATCAAGGCAGTCGTAGTGATGGAAGGCCAGAAGGTGCAGTACTACCCCGACGATATGGGTGTTGGCATCCTGGCCAGCGGTGCCGTGGAAGAGGCAGAGGAGGCTTAAACCATGGTTGCATCATTGATGAGACCTGCTCGTAAAGCGTCTGCCACAGCGCTTGCTGGGGCTGTGGCCACAGCCACCGGTGCGGCCAACTCTGCTACTGGATCCGCTGCTGCTGCAGCGTCAGATCGTGTGCTGGCGCAGGCTGCTAAGAATCAGTCTGAAGCCATCAAAACAGCGATTGATACTGCCCTGGATCAGGCAGAAGCGATCGTATTATCTGGTGATGTGTCCTACGATCCCGTTCCGAATCAAAGTCCGCTGGGGCGAAGTGACGGCACTCTGAATCCAAACTGGATCAGGGGTGTTCTTGAGCCTGAGCAGTGGCTGGAGAATGTCAGCGCGAATCAAGGCATAGTGGCTCCGGATTCTTCGGAGGTGGACTTCACTCCGCAGATGATGCTGGAGATTAAAGGGGCATGGATTCCCGCAAACCCGACACAGGAAATTACGCTGCTGAATGACGGTGTTATGGGACTGTATATCACCGTTGATAAAAAACTTCAATTCAACTACTACGGTGTTTTTGAGACAACGCAGGCGCTGGGCATGTCAGACGATTGGGTGGATATTGCCATTGTCAACAACGACAACGAGCAGGACACAACTACATTCTTCGCGCTGGTCAATGGTCGTCTGTTCGACACAATTCAGGTCGCTGAATTCAGCCCTCTGGCACTGCGCAATATGCTCGACGGTGAAGACGGTTTCAGCTGGATCGTTTCACCGGGTCATTGCGCGCTGACCAGTGCTGGTACAAATAAAACTCAAGCAGCTGGTGATCCGATTGGCCTGCTGCGTGACTTAGGGCCGAACGGGATTAACGCTGCTCAGGCGACTGCTGCTGCGCGGCCGATTTTGACAATGGAGCCAGTTGGCGGCAGGCGCAATTTTGGATACGCGCATGAGGATTCACCGCATATTGAGCGGTCAACGGCGACTAATTACATTCTAACTGGATTTGCAATTATTAATGGATATCCACTGCACAGGATACTTGCTAACAGAACCGCCGGGGCCAGTAATCAAAACGGGATTATAATCGCCCCCCGAGTTAGAAATGGCCAAGAGATGACTCTTTCTTGGGTGGTATCTGGAGAACATTTCACACAATATAATATTGCGCGCACAACATCTTCGATACCTGGCGCCAGTTGTACTTTTAATTTGAGTACTTTGGAAGTTACTGGATCTACCTCCACACTGACAAACTACGGAATAGAACCCTTAGGGAGTAACTTATTCAGACTGTACGTGTCATTCGCAACTGTGGCGGGAGCAATACTTAACTATGGGAATGGTTATTCCTGCGCCCCTATAGGCACTGAACCCGGGGAGTTTTGGATTGGCGCTTGGCAGCCAGAATACGCTCACGAGCCGACAATTTTCCAATACGTTCACTCTCAGAATAAGGTTTCACAGGCAGGAATTCCCGACTGCTACTACGCCTATTTCGACGGCTCAGACGATGTGTTGTCTGCAACCATTCCGGAAATCAGCAATGGTACTCTGATCATCGCTGGCCCAAACGGCGTCTGGATTGATGATGACATTAATGCTGCAGCTGGCACCTTTAGTCTTGGGCCGACGACTTACACGGGTGGACCGGCAGGGTTAATTACAACTCTGCTTGGCGGCGTTATAAATGCGTTTTTGATTGGCAGACAACTGACCGAGCCGGAGCTTGAGTCGCATTTGAACCAGTGCAAGACGTTGGGGGCAGCTCCAGTACGCCACAGGATCGGGGCGGAATTGATACTGTCTATTGATTTAGAGAACGGAGTTTGGACGCCAAGCAATGGCTGCACTATTACAGGGGCCACAACTTTCTCGGTTACAGGAACAGGCGGTGTATGGTTACCTGAAATAATAGAATCTGGAAAGGCATATCTCATATCTGCAGAATTGTCAGCAACTCCAGGCAGAGCTTTCCAACTAAGAGATGGGACTACCGGAACAGACACGTCTCCGATTATTCGTCAGGTAACAGGCACTCCTACATCAATTGTTCTTTCGCCCACGGCGTTTGTGGCAAGAAACACGGCTGTATATTTGCGATCCAATTCGGCTATAGCAGGAGATCTTGATATTACTGCGCTTTCTTTGAAAGAGATTGTTGAGGAGGATCTGTAATGAACAGAGACGAACACAGAACAATGTTTGTGCCAGCCTCCCGCGTAACCGAGTGCCGTGCTATGGCAGACACGTGGCCCGGTGGTGTTGGAATGTTTATTACGCCCCTCCGCAATAAAGAAACTGGAGTACTGACTCACTACCTGAGCAGCGGCAAAATCGACGCAACGATTGCTGAAGCAATGCCGTGGTGGGATCGGCAGGTAGAGCCGCCTGTATACTATGAGGGCAACGTGGAACTGCTGGCACAGATGACCGGCGCGACTCCAGAGTACATATCGGAGCTGTGTGCTGCTTGTGACATATCAAATCAGGAATGGCAAGACGCCGCGGACAGGCTTGGCGTAGAGCTGGAGGTGACACAATGAGCATGTATCTTTTGGGTTCTGCTACTGAGCGCAGTAATGGAAGAGTGGGCGGACTCAGAAAATGGAACCGTGCTCCGAGTCTGGAAGAGGCGATTGCGATTGCGAAAGCTGGCCCTGCAGAGAGTGATCGGGGGGCTAGTGTGGTTCCGGTTTATGAGAGTGATTTTAGTGCTGGGGTTGGTGGCTCAACGGGTGAGTTGCGCGCATCCGTGACGGGCAATGAAACCATAGGGGGCGAGGGGGGGTGGCTGAAATGTACTGTTACCGCCGATGGCAGCGCATCAGTTGCGATAGGGGGCGTTGGCTCGTTCCCGAACAATCAATATCGCACAAATAAATCCCGACTAAAAATTGGATATAAAGTATATTTGCCGAGCACAAACGCTGCCGGGAGCGGTTTCTTTGTCGGCCCAAGCTCAACCGCAACCGGGCGCGTCTATAATATCAATCCTGTGGTTGCGGGGTTTTCTTCTGGCCTCAAAATTGAGGCGACAGACCAGGTAGTTACGGTGCTCGCCGAAACAACCGGCATCATATCGGACGGCGCGATTCATAACGCTATCATTGGCTGGCTGATAGGCGGGGTTACCGGCGACGTGTTCTATGTCAAAGAGGTATTTGGCGCGGTACTCGGCAACACCGTCGACCTTGCTCCATCATCCATCCAGCTGGCACCGGGGCAGTGGCTCGACTCTGCCAACGGCAAACACTGGCACATCCCAGACGGTTTCCGTCTTGGCCGTCCACGTACTACCGGCCAGCTGCGTGGTGTGAACACCTGGGACAATGACGTTACTCCACAGCCGTTGAACGGAGCAGACCTGAACTGTATCCCAGCCGATGCCGAGGTGACGATCAGAGCGAAAGTAGGTGCAGGATCCCACGATTTTGATATCGGAGATGGCGTAGACGGTGATCGCTACGCCGCTGCCGTGACAATCGGAACGGATTGGACACCAATACCTCTGGACAAGATCGCATCGGCATCGGATGGTACCTACCGAAAGATTGTCTTCAAGCCTACCACTGCCTTTGATGGTACGCTGACCACTTCAGTCAGGGTGGTTAAGCTTGAGTGATAATGCGCCAGCGCTATGCTGGCGCAGTCTCAGTGGATGACCAGGTGTCGACGACACCATTAAATAGAGCAGCTATCGCTGCGCTTAGATGATCCCGAACTTAATCGCTAACACCAGGAACAGCTTGATAGCCAGTCCCAAGATGTCGAGCAGTTCGGGCAGGTAGTGGATAAAACTCATTTCCATGAGTTGTTACTCCTCTGCACGGGGTTGAACACACCCGGGGAGCATCTACGCGTAATCCAGATTGTGGCAGGTATTCTTATGATTATGCTGACCAGCTTCTGCAACGAGTACTGCTCCAATACACTTAGTGCAGCTTTTCGTTGCTGTTGACGTGTGCTCGAATTTGAGCGACGATCGTCTCCAGAGTATTTACATCGTAAATGCTTCCCGGCCTTGGCCGGACCGCGAAGCGGGCGAGATAGTTTTGAGCGGCTACTCGTCCCGTTTCGTCTCTCTAATCCGCTTCAGCAAATACCTTTACTTCAGCCTTCGCGCATTAGCCAGCACAGAATTAATGTAGTCATTTCAGTCAGCTAAAGCAATGGCAGTTTGCGTGGATAGGATGTGAATAGCCTGTGGATAACACAATATCTTGCGGTATTGTATAAAGGGAGGCGCAAGAAATCGTGTGCGGCCGGTACAACGTAACGGACAATCTTGCTGTCCGTAAGATGATGACCGACCTCGGGGCGCCTATCTACCAGCAGGACAAATTCATCTTTTCACAGGATCACTCGCCTGGTTCCCGCATCAGCATAGTCCGCCAGGTGGGATCTGATATCGTCGTATCTGAAGCCATCTGGTGGTTGATGCTGGATCCAGCCACCATGAAGCCAAACAATAAATACGCCTCTTTCAATTCCCGATCAGACAAATTGGATACGCCTCGCTCCCTGGCATACCGGCCCTACAGAGAATCTCGGTGCATTATTTTGGCCACGGCTTTCATTGAAGGCCTGGGTGATGGCAAGACCTACCACAAGCTGGAGATCCCGGACCAGGCGATTCCTTTTGGAGGGATTTATAAGGAGTGGGTTCACTCAGACACCGGTGAGCATACTCTGTCAGCAAGCATCATTACTTTGCCACCGCCGAAGCACGAAGGCTGGTCCCGACTACACCCCAAATCAATGCCACTGATCCTGCCGCAATCCCTGGATGCCTATCAGCAATGGCTCAACCCGGAGATCCAGGACGTTGAGCGCTTCCAGGCGTGGCTGAATCCGGAACTACCAGCCAACCTGGTAGCAACTCAGATCGGCAAAGTCAGTAAATGGAATGCGGTAGGGGATCCATTCCTGCTTACTTAA